TGCGCGATGATGGGCGGCTTCGCTTTGCGCGGGTGGAGTATTCTCCCGAGGACGCCAGCAAGGCACACCTGCTGGACACCTACAGCCTGCGCATTGATGAGGGACGCACCCCGGAATGGTTCGACGAGGACATGCAGGAGGCGGTTGCAGCCAAGCTGGCAGAAATTGTAAAGTGTATGCTCGTTCCCAGGTCGGGCATGACGCTGCTAGGGGGAGCGTGGATTGTTCCGCCTGACTACGAGGTTTCGGTTGGGCCAATGACGCGGATTGTGGCCAACTCTGGCAAGGTCACCGCCAACTATGGCGATGTCACCCACAACTCTGGCACGGTCGCCTACAACTATGGCACGGTCGCCTACAACTCTGGCACAGTCACCCACAACCATGGCACGGTCACCGAAAACCATGGCACAGTCACCCACAACCATGGCACAGTCACCCGCAACTATGGCACGGTCACCCGCAACCATGGCGCGGTCACCTACAACCCTGGCACGGTCACCCACAACTCTGGCGCGGTCATGGACAACTATGGCGATACCACCCGCAACTGTGGCACGATCACCCGCAACTATGGCACGGTCACCGACAACCGTGGCACGGTTGTCCAAAACCTAAAGGGTTATGGCAAAGGTGTCATCGTGTCGGGCAAACAGGCCCTGAAGTAACGGCCTGATTTTTCGGCTCCTGAAAACCCATTGCCCAAATGCGCCAGTTCAAATCAGCCATTGCAGTCCGCGAGCCCCGCAACAAGGGGGGCTTCGCTTTGATTCACAGCCACGCCACAGACGGCCACTTAGAGCTTATCACCTCCCACGAACAGCTGGATGCGCTGGTGGCCGAGCGTGTGGCGGGGTTTTCTGACATCCGCCACGAAGAAGGCGAGAACGTGGACATAGACACCCGAGAGATTTACCCGTGGGCCGGGTGGCGCGGAACGGTCAATGGTGAACGCCGGTTTGTTCCCCGCTTCTCCCGCTCCGCTGATGCGGTGCTGCCGCTGCTGGAGAGAACCAAGGCTTATGAAGTGCGTTGGTGCTACGATTACCCCAAGGCCGCGCAATGTGAGGTCACGGTATTTCGGTCGCTCGTGGCCATCAAAAGATACCAAGACAAGGTGTGTGTCGGTGCCCCCGACTTCCCCCTCGCCGCCTGCCTTGCCCTCCTCGCCGCCAAGGGCATTCAGGTGAAGCTGGAGATCAGGCCATGAATAATTCCCGCTATAGCGGGCGTTATCCAACGAAAACAGGTTTAGCGCCTATCGGGGTAGGCGTTATCGCTCGAATGTACCGCTTTGGCGGGAGGCCACAGGCCAAACCATGAACCCGGATTTCCGCAGCATGCAGCTCGGGGACACCCTTTCCCCAGACCACTTCTCGCCCGGCTCGCACCTGATGAACGGCGTCGAGGTGTTCTCACCGTGGGCCGAGCAGCCGGTTGATGGCCAGTGGCTGCGCTTCGAGCGCCAAGCCCTCGGTGCCCCGTGGGTGCTGGTCAGGCGCCAGTCCGGCTTTTACATTCTTATTGAGACTGAGTCTCAACAAGCCACAGCCAAGGACGAGCTAGGACGGACCCACGTAGCGCCTGAACCCTAGGAGCGGAACGGACGGCCACGCCGCCGTGAGCACCTAGCCATCCCAGAGCCCCTAGAAACCATCCCAACACTAGGGATAGTACCAAGACTAGGGAGAGGCATACAGAACACTCCCAGAGCAACAGGACAGAGGCCATATCTGGAAATTCTGAGCATTCTGTATCACATGCGGCGATTACCCCTGCCATTCACCGCACCCCCATGAGCTGTGCCGCATAGCCCCATATCGTAAATTTTCCCGCCCCCACCCCATCAACTTGCCTGCCCCGGCCCCGACCACGCACCTGCTAACGTTCAGAAATTTTCTAGCCCGGGCGTACACAGAAGTCCATACGGGGGCATTTTTATGGTAGGGCGTGCGCGGCGGCCGGGGGGGGTGGCGGGGGTGGTGGGTGAGACTGGGTCTCAGCAGTGTAAAATTACCCCAAGTCTATGGTGTGTCGCAACTTGCTGATTTGTGGACGTAATGAATATTGTGTAACAGTGTTGCGCAACTGAGCAGCTGTGCGCTGGTTATGCAAGTAGGACGCGCAGACCACCACCCATTATGCGCGCGCGCGCGTGCCCGCCTCATTGAGACTGGGTCTCAATAAGGTGAGTTGAGACTGAGTCGCAAGCCTCCCGTCCACCCCCGCATACCGCTTAATGAGACTGAGTCTCAATAACAGGGCGACCCGCGGTGACGGATCGTAAAGGCCGTAAAGGCTGTAAAGGCTGTAAAGGCTGTAAAGGCTGCAAAGAGTGGATGCGCTAGTGTTAGACTTCTGCTCTACAGTTAGCGCATGCTACAGTTAGACGAGGCTTGTTGCGACTCAGTCTCAACGGCTGCGGGATGTCTTCGCCCGCCCCGGATTAGGGTAGGGTGAACACCCTATTTTCCCCTCTGTGGACGGGCTGGCTTTAAAATGAGGTGTTTACCCGACTACACAGGCGCCCCACCCGTGGTATACTGTGGTCCATTAAGTCGGGTCTGGACCGATGGACCTTGTGGGTTGAACAGGAACCCTCCTCCACCCGGGAGATTCCGGGTCCGGGTGAATGGTGGGAAGACTCTTCCCCCCGACCCGAGTGGATCGTCCCCCCGGATGCCACCGTCCCCGCACGGCCGAGCGGATCCATTCCAAAACTCCCTCAGGACTCCAGCACGAGTCGTGGTTAATATGTCGTGCTTTAATCGACTGGTAGCGGTGACCATCATTAATGGTAGCTATCAGTTTGTGTCGGGTACCCTCCCCCGGCTTGATATGGCAGGAGTTCTACCGTAAGGCACAATAGACGAAAGGCTGGCACCGGTGATAGCAAGCCGGTGCGCAGCGTACGATAAGTTTTGTACCGATAGCGCAATGGGAAGCTCACCCGTAAAAAAGCGTAGTGCTATCGGTCTGCGGTGCAAAGCTAATCTTAACTGAGGTAAGTTTTGCGCCGCAAGGCGAACAGCAACAACAACAACAACCATAGGAGAACATATGCAACTCGTCACACTCAGTCAGGTCGACATCGCGTCCATCGTCAACACGTCCAACAGGTTTACGAAGGAGCAGATGGGCCTTTATGGGTCCGCCATTGCGGCGGCCCGCAAGGAGAAGCGCAACATGCTCGCATCCATGAGCGTTGCGCAGGTTAGCAACAAAGTGACCGCCATGCTGCCCGACGGCGCGGTCTGCCGGGACATCCGGCAGAATGACAGCAGCAAGGGGACGACGTGGACTGTAAAGTACTACAAGTCACACGACAACACGAAGTCCGCGTTGGAGGCTAAGCTCCGCCGCGAGCAAGCCAAGGTTCAGGCTATTCAAGAGCAGCTCAGCAAGCTGACTGCCGCGAAGGTCTAAGATCAGCACACCTAGCCCGTTCCGCGAGGGGCGGGCTAGCCTTTGCCCATGAACACAAATCCCAAACTCACACCGGCCCAGTGGGCCATCGTGCTGGCATGCCTCATGCTGGTACTGTTCTGCGTGGCCAGTCTTGCGCTGGCTTTCGGGAGCCTGTAACCTTCCCGGCAATTCCGCCGGGGCAAACAACAACAAACACATGAAAGACAACCAGTTCAATCTGGAAACCCAGCGTGACGCCATCGTCAGGCTGGTTGAGGTCATCGGTTTCGACGGCCACACCCTGTGGGCCGCCGAAATCCTCAGTGGGTTTCCCGACGCCATCAAAAAGCGCTACGTGGAAAAACACACGTCCGATGGATCGCTCAAGGGCACCATCTACATCGACGACGAGCCTGTGGGGTCCGTCGTGGGAGTCCACGGTCTGCGGGTGCTGCTAGCACTGGCCCGCGACCTTGGCGTCGAATACGAAAGCGCCATGGGGCGTGGCGAGCTGGCGCGCAACATCACATACGCGCTGCGCAGGCATCTGGGGATGGGCCCATGAACACGACCGTCATTATAATCCTCGCGGTTGCCTTTGGGCTGCCGCTTGTGCTTCTTGTCTATGCCTTTTGGTGCCTGTACAGGGACGCCAAAGAGTACAATGACGAGCACGATTTGCCTTGATAGGTATCTCCAACCCACTGGCAACGGTGGGCTGTATGCTGCCAATCGGCAGTGCAACAAAGGAGGCAAACATGCCATACGATGGCGACGGCTTCTACTACGAGGAAGCCTGTCATGGAAAGGACGCTGAGCGGCGCTTTCATCGCGCTGAGCGAAGCATGGAAGAGGCCATAGCCAAGCTGGATCGCATTCTGCGCAATCGGCGAATAGGCACGCGGCGCGAGTTTCTCACGAACTGGCGCAACAACCTGCTCGCTGAGCTGCACGAACACCGGCAGGCCGGGGCGCGCTACGATGCGCGCCATCGGGCGGCGATGGACGACCCAACCGGGCAGGATTTGGACGCATTCTATGGCGACCATTGAATACAGCCCCGAGCTCCGTGACAGGGGGCTCCATGCTGTAGTTATACAGCACAACAACAACAACAACAACCATGAAAAGTGTATTATGCTACGAAAAAGGAACAGCTCAGTATATCCGCATTCAGCCGGATAGCGTGCTCAGGGTCTTTCCCGAGCATGAGTTCGTGGACGGCCACACGGAGCGGGCATGGGCCCGCTTCTATGTTTCGAGGCTGCGCAAGCAAAAGGACAAGCAAGGGGGGGGTGGCGTGCTGCAAGTTACGCACATTCTTGACATTGCTCGTCGGTATCGCTGCTATGCACGCCGCAACGAGCTCACTGAAAGGCGCGAGGCCAAGCGCATCGTTGACCCGCTGAGCGCCGACCTCGTCGCCCGGCTGCGCCAGCGCCCGCTCAATCCCGTCGCGTTCAAGTATGAGCGTGCCGTCGGCATTGAAATCGAGTGCTTCGGCCCGTCCGTAGAAAAGCACCTTCCCTTCTGGGCCCGCGAGGGCACGGACGGGAGCGTCAACTACGAGGGCAGGCGTCCCGATTGGTCGGGCCGCGAGTACCGCTTGCTTGTGAAGCGCTCCGAACTGGAGCCCCGGCTTTACCGGGTGTGCCAGTTGCTGGGCCAGCACGCGGTCAATCGTTCGTGTGGGCTTCACGTCCACGTCGACATGCGCGGCAAGACAGAGAACGACGCTCTGGCACTCGCCAAGCACGTTGACAGGTGGCTGTATGCCCTGCGCGAGTACGTTCCGATGTCCCGCCGGGAGAACAGCTACTGCCAGTTCGGCGTGTCGAGGCACGACCGGTATCGTGCGGTGAACCTCGTCGCGTTCCAGAAGTACAAGACGCTGGAGATTCGCCTGCACTCGGGCACTGTGTCCTACGAGAAAATCATCTCGTGGGTCAGGTTGGTTGAGTTGCTCATGGCCGTCAAAGCCAGACCGAAGGGCGAAGGCGTTGCGGCCATGGCTTCCCTGCCCCTCTGCGAGTACGAGAGAGGCTATTGGGCCAAGCGCCATCAGCAAATCAACCCGGAGATGTACACCGCTCCGCAGCCCGCAACGGAACAGGAATAAACAACAACCACCATGTGTAAAATCGCAATACTGACCAAGCACGACCCCGATGGGCTTGAGGCTATCGTCCGCAAGCTGTGGCGCTCCATGAGCGGCACGGAGCGCGACGGATACGGTGCGGCTTGGATTTCGCCGGAAGGCGTCGTCCAGACCGTCCGCTCGTCATCACCCAACCTGTCGGACGTGCCGCCCGCTTATGTCAGCGGGTTCTTCGGAGGCAGCTTCACCAAATCCGACGGTGGCTACCTCCTTGTGCATGCTCGCACGGCAACGTGCGGCATCAGTCTGGAGAACACACACCCGATGCAAATCGGCAATGCGGCGCTCATCCACAATGGCGTCGTGTACTCCAAGAAGTACTCCAACGTGGACACGACTTGCGACAGCGAGTTGCTGCTCCATGCTTGGCGTCAGGGCGGCGTGGAGGAGATCGAGAAGGAAATCGGTGGCTACTACGCCTTCGCGGTCATCACCGCCACGCCAAAGAAGCGCATCCTCGACATCGTCAGGGACGACCGCGCCTGCCTGCACGTCGGCCGGCTCCAGAATGGCGGCGAGATATTCGCCACCACGACCGAGCTCGTAACGGTGGGCGCAGGCACTGTCCTTGGCGCTATGACGGGCCACACGGCCGTCAGGTTCACCAACGGCAGGAACACGCACACCCGCGAGTTCACACCGTTCGTGGAGAAGCTCAATGTCGCCACGGAAAAGATGGCGTCACGAGCCTTCGGTGGCAGCCTGCTCTTCAAGGAGGATGGCACGATGGGCGACTGGCCCTCCACCAACTGGCGGAACCAGACCGGCACGCCGTAACCGCAGAGCAATCTGCTCCTAGCCCCTTCGGAAACGAGGGGGCTACAGGCAGACTGCACTTCCGCAGCCTGTGAAACAACGCAACCATGACAGCAACAACCAATGACCCGATGGCCCCGGCCATCCCTGACCTCACTCAGCACGACCTCAACTCGCTCGCCGGGTTGATCGAAAGACACTGGCCCAAGATGTACTTCGGGGCCAGGCCCTACCACGACGCCATGCGCAGCCTCGGCACCATGGCGGACAACTACGGCTGCGACAGCGCCCGCGAAATCGTGATGTACTTCCTGTCCAACGCGACGACGTGGCGTGGCCCGTGGGCCCGCGCCATCAAGGCCGAACTCAACCGGAGGCTCAAGCCATGAGCGTGCTGGTCACCCTCAATGGGTCAACCAAGCGCAGGCGCACCTATCTGGAAGGCGTGTGCGTGGCCCATGACATGGTCTACTGCGGGCGCGAGGGATTCCTGACCATCGAGGAACTAGTCCGCCGCACGGAGCAGGGCATCCGGCGCTACGCCAAGCGCAAGCCCCTGCGTTTTAGGCTTGGCCAAAGGCTTTTGCCGCCTTTGCGGCCGTACTGTTGGATGAGGAAACGGAAACAACCAACCAAAGGAGATAATGCAAAAGGGATACCATCTCATGTCCGTCGGCAACGACGCCAAGACGGTCAAGGGTGAGAGGTTCGGGTACATCACTGGCCTCGTCTACCTCGCTCCGCACACGCAGAGCGGGCTGGGCAACATCTGCCCATGGGCCAGTTCGGGTTGCGCGGCTGCCTGCCTTTACACGGCGGGTCGCGGCGCAATGTCCAACGTGAAGCAGGCACGCATCAGGAAGACCAAGCTGTTCCTCACGGACCGGCTGGGGTTCCTGCGGCTGCTGCGGTTCGACCTCAACCTGCTCAAGGCCGAGGCCGAACTCAGGGGGCTTACTCCCTGTGTGCGTCTCAACGGAACGAGCGACATCCCGTGGGAGAGCCACGGGGTGATCGAGGAACACCCCGAGTTGCAGTTCTATGACTACACCAAGAGCTTCAGGCGCATGGTGAAGTACGTCAACGGTGAGCTGCCTCGCAATTACCACCTGACCTTCTCCCGGTCGGAGATCAATGGCGAGCACTGCAAGACGGTCCTCAACACCGGGGCCAACGTGGCCGTTGTGTTTGGCCGTGAGCTTCCGCCTGAATACCATGGATACCCCGTGGTAAATGGCGACGAGTCCGACCTGCGCTTTCTTGACGGCAAGAACGTGGTTGTGGGGCTCAAGGCCAAGGGCAGCGCCAAGTCTGAGAGCAACGGGTTCGTTGTTTGGTGATTGCATCCCGAGCCCAGTGACAGTGGGCTCCATGCTGCACTTACGCAGCAAACAACAACAACCAACAAAAAGGAAAGTTATGTCCGGTGAAATATACTCCGACGACCACATGGTCTCGGTTAACAATGAAGTTCCGTGGCACGGGCTCGGCACTGTCCTCAAGGACAAGGCCATCTCTGCCCCTGTGGCCCTGAAAGAGGCCAAGCTGGACTGGGAGGTGACGAAAGAGCCCATCTTCGACGCCGACCAGCAGGAGCTGAAGGAGTTCAAGCTGTTGCGCCGGTCCGACACCCGCATGGAGCTGTCGGTCGTGCCCAAAAACTGGAATCCCCTTCAGAACTTGCATCTACTGGAGATTGCGGAGGCCCTCGCGCAAGCGCCGGGCACCGACGACTTCCAGCCGGTGATCGAAACGGCGGGCTCGCTGCGCAACGGCAGGATTGTCTGGGCCCTTGTCCAGACCGGCCTGCGCACGTTCGCGGGGAGCCAGCACAAGCAGTACTTCCTGCTGACGAACGGACACTACCTCGGCCGAGGCGTTCGCGGCACGATGACGGACGTTCGCGTCGTGTGCTTCAACACCATGAGCGCGGCCGAGCGGGCCAAGTGCGCCCTCTTCACGAACCATTACGGTAACGTGGAGGCGCGCATCGAGGCCGCCATGGAGGCGCTGGGCTGGGCGAACGAGGCCACGCGCTCGACGTTTGCCATCTACGAGGCGCTCGCCGTGCGCCACTGCTCCACGGACAAGGCTGCCGAGTTCTTCGGCATGCTCCTGCCCAAGGACGATGATGGCAAGCTGACGGAGCCGTCCAACGAGAAGGTGGGATACCTCATCCACCTGTTCAAGAACGGCAAGGGATGCGAGGGCAACTCGTACTTCGACGCCCTGAATGCGGTCACTGACTGGGTTGACCACGGCAAGGAGTACCGGCTGGCCGAGCGCCGGTTCGAGGATGCGGTGATTGGCGGCAACGGGGCCTCGCTCAAGAGGCAGGCCATGATGCTGGCCAGCAAGCTGGTGATGGCGTAAGCTCATCGTGCCCTGCGTGACAGGCAGGGCATCATTGAGCTGGCAATCATGCCACTCAGAACAAACAAACAAACAACAACATGAACAGAGAAAGACCCAAGACAGGAATCACGGTCGCGGTGCCGGACCTCTCCGTCCCGCTCCAACAGGCGCTGCTCGACTATAATCGCAGCCGCTGTAGCCGCCCAGCAGAAGCCATGGACCCCATCGAAACGGGGTACGTCCAGACCGAGCGCGGGCTCTTCGCCCTCAACACCGAGGGCGTTGGTCCGGCGGGCCCCATCACCGCCAAGTCCCCGCTGGAGGTCAAATTCTATGCGGAAGGCGAAGGCTGGTCGCCAGCCGTGCCCACGGGCGCGATTGTGCTCGACGACAAGGAGCTCCTCGCGTTCCCGGTGGACAAGCGCGTACCGCTGGAACGCTTCATCCGTCAATTCAGCAATCGTCTGGAGATGAACTTCGGCGATTGGTACCTTCAGCTCAAGCAAGCCAAGCCGGTGGGGGAGGCGGTGACGCTATAACCGGAGAGCCACCATGCGCATCCCCGGATTAAAGTGGGCGAACTACACGCTCACAGAAAAACTCGTGGCCCTGCAAGACAGGGCTGACCGTGAACTGGACCCGGAATACAAGGCAGCCATGCGCGCGCTCCGTGAATCGTGCCGGGAGCGTCGCCAGCGAGCGCAAGGGCTGCGCGAAATCACGCTGCGCATCTGTCAGATGCGTGGCATCAAGTGCCATGACAAGCCCGCGAACACACCAACCAACGGCGGCCCAGATAACATCTCGGGACAGCCTGATGGCCCAAGGATACAAGCATGTGGGATGGGAGGAGTATCCGTCGAAATCCCGACGGCGGAACGCTCCGCCAGACTGCATCATGGTGATGGAGAGGGTCACCATCACCCCGAACACGGCCTCGGTACGGCTGGAGAAAGTGAACCCAGACGGGAGCGTGTACTAAGTGATAATCAAGCCCATCCTCTGGGCGCGCAGGGTGCTTGGAGTGAAATACGGCAAGCAGCTGGAGCCCCAGCTAGTGAGCCGGTCGCTGCTGTGCCGAACGTGCAGCAATGACCTGTTCCTAGAGACCTACCGACTGGCGGATGGCAGTCTCGCCACGCGCGTGACCCGCTACATGCGCTAGTCGTCGCCCATGTCCAGCTCCCCCCTCGCTTCCTCACCGAGGTCCAGGGGGGAGTTGTCCATGTCGAGCGGCGTATCGTTGTCGATGGTCTGGGCCACCGGGGTAACCGGCCGCTCGCCCGAGGATGTCGTGGCGTTGTTGTTCTTCTGCTCAACCATGCCGGGAATGACACCCCCGCGCATGCGCACGAGGTGCAGCAGCATGACGATGACATCCATCTCGTCTGGGGACTTGCCTCCGTTGCGGGCCTTGTACTCGTCCTTGGACTCGATGTGCAGGCGGCCGTTTCGCATGGAGTGATACCGGCGCGTGGTCATCTGTGTGTACAGGTCCTGACTCTGGATGGTCGGGTTGAGCAGCACGGCACACACATTCGGGTCAAGCCAGTGCTTGAAGGCGAACCACATCTCGGATGGCACGCCGTCAAAACGGTCGATGGCCGGCTTGAGATCGTCGGTCAGTACCTTCATGTCGGACGCCTTCTCGGCCCAGTTGATGCCCAGAATCTTTCCCCAGAAGTTGTAGGCATACGAGTAGGTGGCCACTCCATTGCCCGTCATGTCCATCGCTACCCAGTTCGGCGGGATGTGCATCATTTTGCACTGGCCCATAATTTGCTGCGTCACGCCAACGGCATCCAAGTTCTTCGGGATGGCGAAGAGCTGGTCTATGGTCAGAACGTGGCGCGGAAGCTTTTGGCTTGGGTTTAGGCGATTGACGAACTGCGTCACCGCGCCCTTGTTGTCACGCCAGCCGTACGCCAGCCCCCACCTGCCCACCGCAATCAGTGCCTTGTCCTGCCCCTGATACGCCAAGTCCACGGAGGCCACGTTCTCCACGTCGCCAACGTACAGCGCCTCGCCGCGCTGCTTGCTCGCCCAGTCGGGCGGGATGACCGTAAAGGCCGAGTTCTGTAGGGGCGGGAAGCCACGCGCAAAGGTGTTTCCAGTGAAGTATGTCGTTCCGTTTCTTCTAGCGAGGAACGTTCCATTTCTCGTTCTTGGACACCAAACGTTTCCAGAATATGAAGCCGACGACTTCTTGATGTTGCCAAGCCTAGTCGTCATCGACCTCCCGACGTTCACATAGTGCATGTAGTGACCGTTGGGATTGCGGGAATCTGGCCTGACCCATCTTCTGTGCGTTGTCGTTGAGTACCCGCATCGGCATGCAAGCGCCGAGAAGATACCCGCATCGTGCTCATCCTTCTGCGAATAGCAGCGCGTCCCACCGCCCTGCATGCCCCCGTTCCCAAGGAGCATGGACTCCATGAGGGAAAGCCTTCCGCTATGGTCGAGCGCCTCAATGAAATCCATTGTGAGTTTTTTGCGCCTTCCAAGCACCGCATGCACGCGCTTACCTAGCGGGCCAGAGAACTTGTAACGCACGACGCCGTGCTTGTTTGTAAATATATTCACGCTCGCGCCAAGGCGCTCAAGAAGCGCCTCAATGCGGGCACATTTCTCAGGATTGGCGTCCACGGATTGGTAAACGACAACGTGGTTGTGTCGCCCAATCGATCCGTCGCTCACCACCCACCCGATCAGCTCAGCAAAGTCGCTTGAGTACAAGGAGCACGACACATCAGATGGCGGGGCGCGCAGCGGAATCAAGTCATTTTTCAGTAGTGCATCAGTCTCTTTGAAAGTGAAGTTTGTCTTTCCGCTTTCTGCGCGCTGCTTGTGCGTAACGGGCCACCTGTGGTTAGCCGTAACAAGGGCCGAAAACCCGCGCCCCTCAAGCGACACCAGACATCCATCGAAGTGCTTTACAAAAACCTCATCAACAGCGCACCATTCCGCAAGGCCGGTCTCCATGTTGATGGTGTAGATTCTGTCGCCCGTGACGACCTCGTTGTATTTAAGCCATCCCCTGCCAGAGAGAACCTCAGTCAGCTCGTCTGCACACCAATATTTTGGCGACGTGTCTCCGCCACCCTTCAGCGTGTCAAGATACGCCTCGTACCGCATAACGCCCGGGTAAAGCTCCTTTCTCTGCACTACGTTCTCACACCGCGCGCCGTCCAGACGGATGACCCACCAGCCATGCGCCGACTCATAGGAGTACAGCGTTTCCTGCTGGTCGCTGTGCCATCCGCCCACCGGCTCGGCGCGCTTCACGACCGGCTGCGAAACATCCTCGGGATTGAAAGCTGCGAATATCTTCACACGACCGGAACCAATGGACGCCTTGATGGAGTTCAGGTCCTGCCACACGCCCTCAGGAATCTGCTGGGCCTCGTCCATGAGCACCCGCAGCCTTGTCATTGGCCCGAACACGGCGTAGTTTGGGTCTGTCACCGGCCGCTTGGGCTGCGTCTTGAACCCCTTCCACGCACCCGAGGACAACTGGCTCTGCTTGAACGCCATGCCAGTGAACCCGTACGAGCGGGCCGCTTTCTGGTCGATACCCATCCACAGGTCGGACTCAATAAGCCTGATCTTCCCCTCCGGGCGCAAGACGCACGCCTCGTGCATCTGTACCAAGTGCGGCCACACGTTGTCGGTCAAGTGCTTGTCTGACTGCGACATGAGCTTTACACTGGTCCACTCTGGGTCGCGCAACCAGTCCAAGTAGCAGAAGATGACCAAGTTGTACGTCTTTCCCATGGACGAGGCACCCATGGACAGGAGCATGTCGTGCTCGGCGGCGGCACCCATGACCATCCGCACGCTCTCAAGCTCGGGGTGGAATAGCGGTGGGCCGAAGCACAGGGCGGCGGCAGAGACGTAATCCTTTGCGTCTACGCATGCGTTGAAGAACTTTCTGACCACAGGTAGCGCCGCGTCATATGCGTCGATGTTAGGGGCCTTTCCTTGCCCGTATAGCAGCAGGTTGGCCCCGGTCACAAAGTCCCCTTTGGCCAGTTCCGCGTGGACCAGCTTGATCTGGGCGATGGACAGCGCAGTCCCGGGCATGTTAGACATCCGTTACATTGTCTGCATCAACCTTTTCCGCAGACTTTATTTGCTTTGCGGCCCTGTCCATCTGCTCCATCTTTTCCATGAATGCAGTCGCCACGCCCTGCGTTGCTCCTTTGACAATTGCCCCGGCCACCCCCGGAGCGTCGCTCGACGGCTGATTGTTGTTGAGCTGGGTGACGCATTGTTCTCTGAGCAAGGCATCCATGTCTGCCACTGCCTTAACCACGTCGCGAACCTCGGCAGGGGTTAGTGTCTTGTCCTTCATCTTGTCCAACTGCTCCTGCAAGAAGTCCGTGGTCTTGGCCACCAAAACGCTGCGGGTGCTGTCGTAGGCAGCCTTGCCGACCGGCACCATGACGAAACGGCCGTCGTCCAGTGTGACCTTGACCCGGTGTACAAGGTTGCTGAGCTTGACCTTCTTCGACTCGCGCTTGGCTGGCGCGCTTTCATTTGGTTTGTCATCCGTATCCATTGCGGAAAGGCTGGGGTGTTTGCCTCATTCCGTCAATAAGTATTTGACTGCCTGATGCGCGGTGTCAGTGTGTACACAGAAAACACTATGCCCTACCATGAGATCACCCAGTGCCGCGTGTGCGGCGGCGCCGAACTGATACCCTCCATTGACATGGGTCACATGGCCATGACGGGAGAGTTCCCGCGCCACCCCGGCGTACGGGTCGAGAAGGGCCCGGTGTCGCTGTGCCTGTGCGCCAACTGCAGCCTGCTCCAGATGAAGCAGGGCTACAGCCTGAAGGACATGTATGGCGACAACTACGGCTACCGCTCGGGGCTCAACGCCAGCATGGTGAAACACCTACAGGCGAAGGCGCGCGAGCTGCAGGCCCTAGTGGGACTCGATGCCGAGTCGCACGTGCTCGACATCGGCGGCAACGACGGCACGCTGCTCAAGGGCTACGCGGTCGAGGGGCTGTACCGCAAGTTGGTGGACCCGACCGCCCCCAAGTGGGCCGAGTACCTGAAGGACACTGGCATCGTTGTGCAGCCGGCCTTCTTTGGCGAGGTTCCAGACGACCAGAGGTACGACATTATCACCAGCATCGCCTGCTTCTACGATATGCCGTCGCCCGTCGGGTTCGCGAAGGCGGTGTGCCGCTCGCTCAGGCCGAACGGGGTGTGGCACTTCGAGCAAAGCTACCTTCCATCCATGATAATGATGCGCGCGTATGACACCATCTGCCACGAGCATCTGGAATACTACAGCATGCGCGTCATCCAGCGCATCCTCAAGGACGCCGGCATGCGTGCCATTGATGTACGGCTCAACCAAGTCAATGGCGGCAGCTTTGCCGTGACGGCTGTGCGCAATGGCTCAAACCGGACGGCCAACCACAACGTTGAGAACGTGACCGACTCCGAGCCCGACGGCTCCGAGGCATGGGAGAATATCATGCACGCATTTGGCGTGGACATGGGCGACCACGCCGAGCGATTGGTCAGCTTGATTCGCCACCTTCGGTCCAGCGGAAAGACGGTTGCCGGGCTTGGCGCGAGCACGAAAGGCAATGTCATTCTCCAGTACTGCGGCCTCGGGCCAAGGGACATTGCGTTCATCGCCGATGTCAACGAGCACAAGCATGGCTGCGTGACTCCGGGCTCCCACATTCCCATCGTGTCAGAAGAGTACGCCCGCAGCCAGCAGCCAGACTACATGCTTGTGCTGCCTTGGCACTTTCGCGAAGGCATCATCCAGCGCGAGGCCAAGTACCTGCGTAACGGCGGCAAGCTTATCTTTCCGCTGCCTGACATTCAGGTTATCGACAAGACCGCACTATGAGCCGGGCCATAATCCTTGGGGCTTCTGGGCAGGACGGGTTTTACCTTGGCGAGATACTGCGCAAGCACGGGGTGGAGGTCCACGCCTTCGGCCGCAAGGAGTGCGATGTGGGCGTGCAGGGCTACGTCTTCCATGAGGTAGCCAGACTGCGGCCCGACTACGTGTTCCATCTGGCCGCCATTTCAAGCGTGGCCCATGAATTTCATGCCGCCAACCACCGGGCGATAGTAGACGGAACGGCGCACGTGCTTGAGGCCGTGAAGCTGTATCGCCCAACCTGCCGCGTGTTCATCACCGGAAGCATTCTGCAACTAAAGGGACCTGACATAACGCCCACCAGCCATCGGCGATACGACACCATCTACGCCGCCCAGCGCAACGCCTCCGTCGAGCTGGCCAGATACTACCGCCAGCTTGGCATCAGGGTGTACGTCGGCTACCTGTCGCATCACGACAGCCCAAGGCGGCCCGGGGGGTTCCTTGCCAAGAAGCTCGCAAGGCTGGCCCTGCAAGATGGCGCGGTCACCTGCCTAGACCCATACGACCGCAAGGAGTGGAACCATGCGCGCGACATGATGGGAGCCGTGTGGAGGCAGGTCAACAGCGAGCACTATGAGGCGGTGCTTGGCTCGTGCCGGTGCCACACGGTGCTGGATTTCCTCAGCGCCTGCATGCGCTACGCTGGGCGTGAGCCGCATGGGATGGTCAGCATGACGGCCACGCGCGAGTACTCGCTGACATCGGTTACCCGCGACTACAGGTTTGCCGACTGCTTCACGACCAGCATGCCAGAGCTGGCGGCCATCATGGTTGAGGACGCAAGGAGTGGTAAATCCGCTCGACATCCGTAGCGTACCAGTAGCTCGACTCCTTGGCCCTGCCTGATGTTGCGCGCTCAAGGCCGGCGTTCCAGCACAGGGCGATGTTGAATGCACTCACCGCCACACGCTTGCGCGCGAGCTGTCGTTCAATCCACATCAGATGGCGCGTGGCGGCGGCACGGTCGTAACCGCCCGCATCGCGCACGGTCTTGGGCACCATCTGGTACGGCCCAAGCTCTCCGGCCGCGCCACGCGTGTGGCTGTTTTCCCTGAGGCGGATGGCCTCAAGCAGCGCCGAACGGTTGGGCTCTCTGGCGCTGGCCAGTGCAAAAGAGGCCGCCACCATGGCGGAAAGGATGACGCGGCGCATCAGAAGTTGTCGGGGCTAACCCGATTGGCCAACCGGCGGAGCGCACGGGCAATGGACAGGCGAACGCGCTCCACGTAGGAGTACTGACGCCTAGGCAGTGTGTATGGTGTCTTGTTGCTCTTCATGGATTTGCGAGTTTTAGGTAGTTCTCGATGGCGGTTCTTGCCGCATCGGTTGAATAGCAAAGCACGGTGGCGTAGCCTTGCAAGCCCAAAATGCGCAGTGTTTCCACCTGCTCGGGGCTGGGCCTCCCATCGGGGCCCTTCATCTCTATGAACATTCCGTGGTACGGCCCGCGCGCAACGGCAAGGAAGTAGTCCGGCGTGCCAGACCGTACGCCCATGCGCTTGTTGTTGACCCTGTACTTGATGCTGCCGGGCGATGCGTTCGGGCAGTGGAACAGCGTCTGCTCCGGCACCTTGTACGCACGGCAGGCGTAGGTCCACCACTCAACGAGGGCGCAGCAGGCATGAAACTCGGTGGCTCTTTTCATTTTTCGTAGGATGATCTCTCTGGATAGAGGACGTCGAAGTGCGCCTTGGCGGCATCTGAGAAGCCGTCGCCAATGGAAAACACATGCCTGCCCTTGATGCGCGCCTCCAGTTCTGCCGGCGTGGAGCAGTTGCCAATCTTGAGGTCCCGGTACTGGGGGCCCGGGGGAATGCCAAGCGCATTGCAGTAGACCGAGCGGAAGGTCATGCCATAGGGCATGCGACCGGAGAGCCTGACCCAAGGGGCCATCTTGGCCATGCCGGCGCGCGTGTAGATGATTGGCACGTGGTTCTCGAAATTGTGGGTTGGGAACCCACGCGCGCGCAGCTGCGCATCCGCTTGAGCCAGTGCAACCCGGTACCCATTCATGGCCGTTGACCGCCACTTGGCCTCCAACGAGCCATCGGAATAGTACGGGTATCCGGTGATGTCCGTCTCCTGTGTGAAGAAGCAGTCGTCGTTCACCCACAGGAACCGCTCGCTGAGGCTGAGGTTGGCGGCAGCAAACTCGATCTGCTCTGCAATGTTGTGCTCCTTGTTCTTGCCGAAGTCCTCTCTCTGCAGGGTTGTTACCTTGTCGCTCAGAAACACGGGGACATGGCCGACGACGAACACGTTACCCACGCCACATGCGTACTTCTCAAGCGAACGCAGGCTGTAGCGCAGCTCCTGATTATCCCACTTGCTGCCACGGCCAATGACGTACAGGACATCCACCGAGCCGGCCGGCTTGGGCGCTTGCCTCTTGGCGAACTGCACGGGCGGCCATGCTACCTCATTGTACGGCGCGTTGGCAATCTCCCGCAGGTCCATCTTGCGCTTCATGAGCCATGCGCGCGCGTAGCTGCGATTGTATATGTTGCCCGGGTGCTTGGCGCGGCCCTTCTTCCAGTCAGAATTGTGCGCGATGTGGAAGATGGCGGATTGCATCTCTGTCCCGCCAGTCTCCTTGATCTTCTCCCGGAGAATCCAGTCCCAGCACTCCCTTCCGAGGATGAAGGGCGGGATGTCGTCCCGATTCTCAAGCCACCAGCGACGAGAGAACCCGAACGCATCCATGCCCGGGTACTTCTTGCCTGTCTTGATGCCGGCCTTGGTCTGCAGCGGCTCGGCCAGCGCAGGAAAGTCCCAGCGATGACAGAAGACCGCCCCGCTTGCAGACACCTTGGCCGCTAGCTCGGTGGCGAACCCACGGAACAGCCCGATGTCCGCGTTGGTGATAAGGATGATGTCGCTCCCGTCCTCGCACAGGCGCGACGCATCGTTCACCATGTCGTGGATAAATGGAAGGGCAACAGGATCGCCAACCAGCGTGGCGTTCTGCGACGGAGAGACCTCATGCTGGATTGACAGCCACCCCCCGTAGGCCGCGCGCTCGCGCTCCCATGTTATCTTGGCCATGGCCATGCGCTGGGCCGTTGCCTCATCCCGCGCCTCACCGGACCAAACGTGAATGATTTTGTTCATAGTGTGATTCCAAGCTTCTTTGCCTCAGCCACATGCGACTGATGTACCCACACAGGATGGCATTCTCCGCTGCATGAGGCAAGCCAGAACTTTGTGTCGAACAGCAGCTCGCCCACCCTGCCCTTCATGTGGTGCGGGTGGGTGGCCACCCTGGTGCACCTCACCTTGTACCCGGCTGCCTCGATGATTGGTCCAATCTCGCACTTGGGATGCCCCAAGAGCCACCGCCCTCTGACTGCCCGGTACCGGGCCATCTTCTGCCTGAGGGTTTCCGACTGCCGGCGTATGCGCTTACGAGGCTTCCTGCCCTTGGGCCTGCGCTTCAGCCATGCCTCGAGCTCGTTCATGCCGGCCACTGCACCTTCGCATAGGGCAGGTTGGTAATCTCGGCGAGGTCGATGCCGTGCTGGGTCAGCCATGCACGGGCGTAGCCGCGATTGTAAAGGTTGCCGGGCAGGCTGCGGTTCAGCTCCCATGGCGACGGATGCTTCTCGTGGTAGATGCCTCGCTCGATTTGCGCCCCGCCGTGCATGTCAATCAGCTTGCGGAGCACCCAGTCCCAGCACTCTCGGCCCAAGAGCATGGGGGGAAACTCGCTCTTGTGCTGTTTCCACCACCCCACGGTGCATGCAAATAGGTCGCACCCCACGTACCAGCTGGCACCAAGGAGGCCGTTCCGATCAACCGGGGTCTCCACGCTTGGGAAGTCCCAGCGGTGGCAGTAGGCCGCTCCATGCCGCGTGCACTGCTCCGCGATGTCCCCCGCCAGACCCGGCACGAAGTTGATGTCGGCATTGCTGATAACCACGATGTCGGCGTCCCGCCCGCCGGATGCCGCGCAGTCGAGCATGTCCTGTATGTAGGGCAGCCCGACGTCCTCGCCGATGTCGATGGCCGACCGGGACATCATCTCTGCGGTGAAGCGGATGGTTTGCCAGTTGCCGTAGACCTGCGCCTCCCTGTCCCACGTGGCGGCTGCAATCGTGTGCCGGCGCATGGCGTCCCGGCCCATGTTGACACCCGACCAAACGTGGGTGATCTTCGGAACGGTGTGGCGGTCAAGGCTGAGGTCGATGGCCCGGTAGAGCTCGTCCATCTTGTGGTCCAGCTCGTTGTAGCGTATGTAGCACGCGTGGCTTGGCCGGCGTGGGGAGCCGTGCCACAACGTGGGCTGATAGGCAATCAGCGCACACACTGGCGTGCGGCTGGCACAGGCTAGCTGGCCGAAGGCCGTGTCCCCCGTCACCAAACAGGCGGCCCGGTCGATCACCCCAAGCAGGTCGTGAAAATGGCTGGTCTGAAACTTGGCCATGTCCACGACGTGCGCCGAATCTCCGTACCTGTTCTCCAGAGCGGCGAACAGCTTGTCTGGATTTGGCACCGGGGCGCTGTGGCCGCTCACGGCTACAAGAATCACCGGCTTGCCCGTTGGCATCCCGCTGGCCAGCTCGGCCTCTCGCACGTGGTTGCGCCGGTCGAACACAAGCGGAGCGCCAAAGTCCTCGAGGCGACCGACCTGCTTCCATGACTCAAGGATGAACGACGAAGTGCTGTGTGGTACGCGCAGGCCGTGGCCGTATATCTGCGCAACCTTGACCTCCTTGTACCCAATCCGCTGGGCATGCAGCCGGGCACCGCCCACGTCCTTGAAGTCGCCGCCCCATATCTCGGGGTGGATGTAGCTGATGCCCTCAAGAAACGACGAGAACTGGCGCGCCACCATGAGGGCACACTTCTGACCCGTCTCCTTCCAATACAGCCAGCAGAGCGGCACACTGGCTATGGCGTCACCCGTGCGGCCTAGGTTGATGTAAATCCTGCGCGGCTTAGATGCCGCCACCGCGCGAGGGCCACGGTGCCTCATGTCATACATCGCTGTCCGTGCTGTCGGTTACGTCCTCGATGTCCTCGATGTCCTCGCCGCCCTCAATCTGGCGGGCCTTCTCCAGCAGCACCGGGTCGATGAACTCCTCCACCGTCAGCGTGCCCTCCTCGCGCTCCCTCTCGGCCTTCTCGGCCTTGGCTTTTTCGATCTGGGCGGTGGTGAACTGGATGAACCCGTCAACGATGGCCTTGATTTCCTCGCGATTCTTCAAGCCGAGCCGCCAAAACATCGCATTCGCAACCAGAGTCGCGTTGTTGGAGTTCAGCAGCAGGGTCTTGTTGATTCGCTCCAGCGCCTTGTATCGCTGGCGCAATGATGTAGTGGCTGTCTTGCTCATAGATTGTCGTCGTGTTCTCGGTTCAGGTCGTTGTTGTGGAACGCCCAAATCGCCCAATCGGCAAAGCGTTCGCGGGCAATGTTATAGTGGGTACACATCTTGGGACGCAAGCCTTTTCTTAGCTTGGGGCCCACGTCGCACTGGTGGTAGCGGCACTGGCACTCCATCATGCCTAGGTCCACGATGTACGACACGTTACTGCTGCGCTGGCTCCTGATTTCCCAGCGGGTGGGCGAGTCGTACGGCTTAAATTGTGGCTTGGGAATCGGCATCGGGATATATCTCGGCCAGCAGCTCGGGGTGCTTAGATGCCACCCGGTAGGCCTTGTTGAATTTTTCTGCCATGTTGTCGCGCAGCCAGAACCCAAACTGGGAGTTGGCCATCTTGCGCGCGCGGCCGCATCGTTCCATGTATCGGTCGTAGTACTTGGAGAGCTCGGGGTACTGCTCCCAGTTGTTATTCAGGTACCTTGCGAAGTCCGTTTTGGTGAGCCGAAGCTTGGGGTTTCCTCTGTCCATGGTGGTGTGATTTATGGGTTAGCGTCCGAATGAAACGTCCCATCGTCCGACGGGCCAGAAGTTCTTGGACGAGAACCACAACCAAGCGTGGCACATGAACTCCTTGTGCGCCTGCTCCTGTTCCTCGACCGAGTACAGCTTTTCCACCGGGCGCGACGGCGTCTGCGAGTCGATGACCACCGACATGATGCGCGGCAAGTCTCCGCCATACATGTTCTGGTAGGCCTTGGCGTAGAACGATAGCTGGCGGGGAAAGGACTCATAGAAGGATGCCTTGGCCTTCACCCGCTGAGTCTTGTAGTCGATGATGGTGCGCCCAACGCCCTTGACGATAGCCACCCGGTCCACGCGTCCGGCCACTCCGATGCCGAGGTCCACCAAGGACGCCTCGCAGGCTTCCGTCTCCTGCACAAACTCGTTGTGCCACGGAACGTATGCCTCGAAGAACGGAACAATGTCCTGAAGCAGGGTGCCATTGTGCTCGATGGCGTCGTGGATGTTGGTGCCGCGCTCCGCCGCCTCCTTAGCGATGTTGTCAGACACCGCGAGGCAGCGCTGGGCGTAGGCGTCGTCGTCCTCGCCCGGCGTGCGCGGGTTGTTGATGAAGGCCTTGACGGTCTCGTTGCGAATCCAGCGCGCCAGCATTGGATTGGCCCGAACATCCTTCTCGATGCTGGTGGGCGACGGGAACAGGTTTTGCTTGCGCGCCTCACGCAGGGTGGCCTCGTAGCGCGGCAGCACCACGCCGCCCTTGTATTCGTACCAGTGCGCAGACTCGTCCGTCTTTACAAACTGCTGCTTGGGCGCGTTGTCTTTCAGTATCATGGTTTCCAGATTCCTCTATCGACTTGGAACTCGACCGAGCGGCCATTCACTCCGGTGATACGGCCCGCCTCTGTCCAACATTTCCGCTTGTTCTTTGAGAAGCCGGCCCGCATCAGGTCCTCAAAGACCTTGCAGCACAGTTTCTTCTTCTCGTTCTGAGCCGAGCGACGCTTTGGCCTGTAGCCGGCCGCAATTCGCTTGGCGCGTATGTAGTGCTTGAGCGTTGCCTCGCTCATCCCGGCCTCCTTGGCGGCAGCCGCAACCCCTATCTTGCTTGCCAGTGTGGCGGCCTCGGCAAAGAGGCCGAGCGAGTATCTGCGCATGCCAATCGCCGACCGCACACGATTGGGGGCGAGGGCTTCCAGCTCCCGCTCCGTCATGTGCCGCATCGGCTTACTGGGCGCGCGCGTCATCTTAGAACGGGACATCTTCGTCTAGGCCCTCAGGCTCCTGATGGGCCGGATTGGCGGCAGGCCTCGAGCTTGCGGGGCGGCCTTGAGGCTCGCCGGGCTCACCCCCGTCGCCGTCTTCGCCGTGCGGGTCGCCATGACCACTGGCAGCCAGCACTTCGTCGGAGAACGCGATCTGCTCCTTGAGCCAGTTGGGCATGTTCTCAGGGTACTTGATCTTGCTCAGGTCTGGCTGGTCATCCAGCGAGAAGTAGAGCGACTTGTTCTCCTGCGCCACCTTCGGCTGGCCCTTGCCAAGCGGCATGATGGCCTTGACGTTGACGTAGGTCTTGTCGCCCTTGTCCTCGTGGACGAGGTTGAGCTGTGCGTTGACACCGATCAGCACCTTGGGGTCGAAGCCCTCCAGCTCCTGAGGGGTGAACGCCCGGCCGCGCCAGCTTTCCAGCGCCTTGCGGAGGTTCGCCTTCTGGCTGAGCGACTGGCTGTACTTCACGCTGATGCCGCGAGGCAGGTTCTCCTTGCCCTCGCCGAAGTCCCCGCGCTCGTGAGGAAGTTCAAAGAGGATGCGCATCTCCCGCTTGGGACCGTACTTGGAGTTCTTGGACGGCTGGGTTCCAATGTCCACGACACCGTAGCAAACAGCCTGATGTACACCGGCTGGGATAGGCTCGAAGTCCGAGCCGCCTTTGTCATTGAGCTTGATGGGCATGTACTTGTCTTTTACTGAGCGTTAACGGTCCCCGATGAACGAATGACTGCCGCCTTGGAGACCCTGAGGGCTGCAGAAAGCCTTTGCTTGCGAAATACACTATGCCCGGCCATGTCCACGTGGACCGTGACACCGCCGTATCGGCCATTGCGAGACTTCTTGGACGAGAACACAAGCCACATCATGGGCGGCCAGTACGCAAGGTCGTTCTGGTCGTAGGCCGTCCCGTCAATCTCATCCTTGCCGTCCCACAGGGTGAACGACTGGGACGTGTACGCCGTCCCATCCGGGCGGAAGCGCTTCTCGATGAGCCCAAAGCACCTGAGCTGCCCATCCACCGCCGGCACAATGGCCCCGTCTGGCAGGGCCTTGGCCTGAGCGATGCTCAATACTTCCGTCTTCTCCTGAGGGCACGATTTCATGCAGACACCCTACCACGCTGGGGCTGCGGGTCAAGGATTATTTTGGGGCCATGACTCTGGCAAGGCCCGCGACGGTGTCGTCATTGATAACCCCCCGCTCCGCCAGCTCCAGCAGCATCTTGTTGCCCTCCTCCTTCGGCATCTTGACGTAACGGCTGTAGATGAACTCGGCCCGCATATCGTAGTCATTGGGGATTTCGGCGATGACCTTTTCGGTGGGCTCGCGGCCCTTGGTGTCCTCAAGAATCCTGTTGACAATGTTCCTGATGAAAACCGGGTCACGCGGGGCCTCGCCCTTCTCGATGGCTCCACGCACGGCCTCGACCTGTTCTTTCAGACTCTTGTCCTTGAGGTTCTGGTTGTAGAAGAACGCCGCGTCTGTGCCCACCTTGGAGACCACGCCCTTGGCTTTAATCATCGCGGCCTTGGCGTCAATGTAGTCATCGGTCTGGTACTCCTTACCCTCGGTGCTGGCGCGACCGAAGAATGCGCTCATGCCCGGGACGTCCGAGGCGCGAGTCTCTGCGCCAGACGGAGGGGCGGCAAGGCTATTGATGGTGTCCCCGAGCAGCCTGCCCGGACCACCGGCATAGGAGCTGACAAGATAGCGCATCCTGTCCGGGCTGATTTCGATTCCCGCATCGGATAGCTGGTCTGCGAACTTGACCGACATATTGCCAAGGAAGTTGGCGCGACTGTTGGCAAATCTCTTGGCGCTATCCGGCAGGTTCGGGTCGCTGTGCATCCAAGTCGGGACAATGGGTCGGCCAGAGAAGGCTTCGTTGGTCCAGATGTCCATCAGCGGCTTCGTGGCCGTGGGCAGCGCGGCGGAGGACAGGTTGATGGTCCCAAGCGGATTGAAGCTATCCATCAACATGCCGCCAAAACGACCGAACTCCTGCTTGCCGTGCTCGCCACTTAGCTCACCGTTGCCGTAGTCAATCGAAAGATCGACGGAGCCCTTGATGGCGCGGAGCCCATACGGGACAGGGATCGTGACGGTGGTGTACTCTCCCGTCTTCGGGTCTTGGCCGTAAATGAACGGAACACCGATGCTGCGCTTGACCGCCATGGCTTTGTTCTTTTTCCAGTCGGGGTCTGTGGACGAGTTGATGATGTCGCTCAGGACAATCAGGCCAGTGAATGCCAGCGCAGCAGCGCTGAGTGCGCCGGGGTTGCGGATGATGGACTTGGCGACGTTAACCGGGGCCTGAACGCCCGGGTTCCAGAACGCATACATCGCGTTCATGGTCGGGGCCATGGTTCCCTTCTGGCCGAAGTCGATGGACGAGTTGCGCGCAGCCAGAGCCGCCTCCTGTGGGGTTGCCCCGTATCGCAGTGCCCGCTCATACACACCGTAGCGGGTGGAGCCTTCGGAAAGCTCGGTCAACAGGTCAACAAAACGCTTGATGCTCTCGGTCCCGCCCAGAAGTACGCTCTGCCCACGATGGCGGCCCGAGTTTATCTCCCCGATTACGCCCTCGCGGTTCATTGAGCGGGCCACATCAGTCATGCCGCCAAGGTCTAGGAAGTCCTGGAACTCCCGGGCTTCCGGGGTGTTGTTGCCCATGTGCCAGTCCCATGGTGCGCGCAGGGACGCAGCGGCGTCCTTCGGGTTGAGCTGCCCAAGCGCGCCCTTCAGGTCTCCCTGCGAGGCAAGCTTGAACGCCACTTCGCCACGGTCACGAATAGGATTGTTGAGCAAGAAGTTCAGGGAGTACTTCGTATACAGGCCGGACAGGACGCGAGCCGGGGCCCCGACAATCCGCGCCCAGCGAGGAAGCTGGTCAGCGTTTAGGTTGCTTGCCGCCTTGGCCACAAGCGGGTCTCGGAACACAACCCACTTCGGCCTGCCGTTGAACATGACTGAGACCATCCGGCTTTCGTCAAATTTGCTAACCCTGTTTGGGGTGACAACCTGAATGTCTGGGCCAACTGAGGTAACCGGACGACCCAATCCACCAGCCCTGAACTGGGTCAGGAACCGTGGGCTGCCCTGATAGACCTGATCCTCGACAAAGCGCACCAGCTCCTGTTGCACCTTGTTCTTCTGAGCGCGCACGATGGCGTCATTGAGGTTGGCGTAGATGTTTGCCGTTACGTCCGACACGTCGAGGTCACTGCCCGCGTCCGAGATGCGGTAGACGCCAGAGCTTCGGATATTCAGGCCGGGCCCGCCACCGAGATTGGAGAGGGCAGCAATACCATTGATGTCGTCCGGCATGTTGCGGCGGAACGGCACATAGTATGGCATGATCTTCTCCCACTCCTTCATCGTCTCGTCGCTGATAAGGCCACCGTCGCGCATGATTTCACGGGTCATGCGGGTAATCTTGTAGAAGTCCTTGGCTAGGTCTTCGTACACTGCGCCCATTCCATTTACGTCCAGCGCCCTCAGGCCAGCAAGTGCATCCGCGTCGGTGAAGCGGTGCCCGCCGGGGACTGTTCCCGGCTCTGCGCGGGAGGCCAGCATGGCGTTGTAGTACGGCGTGTGCTTTAGCTCCATCCACAGGTTTAGGTTGGCCGCAAACAGCACCGGGTCCATGCCAGAGGCAAGCGCGGTGGAGACCAGCTTCTTTTCGGTCTCCTCAACAACTTTTCCGCCACGGCGTACGGCTGCGGCAAGGGCACCCGGGAAAAGCTTTCCAGCAAGGTATGGGTTCGCCCCCTCCATCGGGTCGTTGTAGCCCAAACGAACGGTCTCTGCCACCATGTCCTTGATGCGGGCGCGGCTGCTGACTAGGTGGGTGCGAATGCCCTGCATGCTCACATTCCCAATCACCGGAAGCCTGAAGTTAGCCTTGCGCAGGTCCAAGTACCAGTTCGGCATGCCCTCAAGGCCGAGTGCCTCTTCGTGCATCTGCCTAACGGTCTTGGAGCGGCCAATCGCACCACGATTCTTGATGATGTTGTTCGTCGCGTGGGAAACCATGAAGCCGCCAGCGGCCAATACAAGGGCGCGGCTGAGTCGGCGGGCCTGAAACTCCTCCTCGGTCTCGTCCTTCTCTTTCTCGGCGGAGATGTAACCGCTCAAGAATCCCGCAGCAGAGCTTCCGGCGTGAGACAGTATGGTTGGGTCGATTGAGCCAGCCTGACCGCCTACTCCAGACCCCGCTCCTTCCGGCGGCTGCGGGCCACCCGCTCCTCCAGCTTGGCCAGCTCCCTCCGAAGTGGGTTCAGTACGCGAGAAGGCGTATCCGTTGTAGCCGCCCTGAGATACGATGAAATTGCCTGCATCTTCAGCGCGTCTTGAAAGCGCGAGTTCTTTTCCAAAACTGTCGATGGTGTTATGGATTTGCTCATATTGTTCTTGCGTCCTCTTGCGGTGTGGTGTGTCTGCCAGTGCCTCAATGGCATCGCCTGCCCTGAATGTCAATTCCCTAGAGAGCGGCTCGCCCTCTGATGGCGTTATCTGGTGCGCGCCTTCGTGAAGCGCAATGCCAGCCGTCTTGTTTCTCCAGAACCTGTAGGTGGCCTCTGGCAAAAGCTGGTCAACGATTTGCGGGTCTTGCGGGTAGTCCTTTGACAGGAACCTTTCGGCGTCGGCGCGCGCATCGTCCCAAGTAAGAAAGATGTCGTGATATATCTTGCTCGGCTCCGAGGAGTACTGTTTGCCGAAGTGAACACCGTAGGCGTTTCCACCGGTCAGAAGCCCAGCGAAGGATGCGCGACCGTAGCCCGAGTCGGGGTACTTGTACGCAAGCATCTTCAGGATTCTGTTCTGAATTTCAGCAAGCTCTCTGGTTACCTCTGATACGATTGGGTCGCTCGAAACGCGCTCCAGCACCTCGCGGGGTGCCGTGCCTGCGGCGTCCAAGAAAACGAGGCCCTTATTTAACTCCATTTTGACTGCTGAGTTAAGGGAGTCCTTGTACCTGGCCAGCATTGCCTCGCGATGCTTGTCGGCCAGCTTCTTTATATACCCCTCAATTATTCCCTGTGTCTCGGTGGTCACGGATTCACGCGACGTGTTGAATGGGTACGCCGCATCCTCTGCGAGAACCTTGGGCTTTATGTTCACGGAAAAGCCGGACGGAAGCGGTGCCACGTCACGGAGCGCCATTTCGCCACGGAATTGTAGGATTCCGCGATTAAGCACGTCGTAATTAACATACTGGACGTTCTGCGTCTTGGGGTCCTTGTCTGCCAAGAAGTCAATCGTTGCGAACGGGGTCTCCACGGAGTCGAAGACGCCCATGTCTGCGGGCTGCACCCTCTCGTCCAGACTGTACTGCCACCCCGCCATTTCAAGCGGGTCTTTGTTAGACGAGCTGTCGACCTTGTGCGAATAGTCGTACACCTCAATATCCGGTAAATACTTTGCCGACCTCTTGGCAAACTCTTGGGCGCTCCACGGGTCTTTTGTCTTGACAACAACAGATGTTCCGGTCGGCGTCTCTGGGCCAACATCACCGTAGCTGTAGCGCATTGTTATCCCGTCACCAAGCTCGATGTCCGTGTCCGGGGTGAGCTGAAGGCCTGCGGGTGGGCCACCCTCAGCGTACTCATGGTAGGCCATGCCGCTTCCGTTCAAAACCGTCTTAACCTTCCTGCCGGTGGGATCAACCGCGACGGTTGTCACCGTCCACGCCTCATTGCCGCCGAGGATCGCAAGCTTCGCCAAGCCAAGACCGCCAGCCGCCCCAACCTCCTTGCCGCTAACCCCTGCGGGCAGGAACTTGTCGATAATGATGTCCGGGGTCATGCCGGGGCCCGTGTCGGCCATCAAGAACTCGCGGCTGGCTGAATCGGCGCCAATGAACACCCTCCGTGGGGAGTCGTCGGGGTTGCGCATTACCGCGTCAGCCGAGTTCTGCCAAAGTTCCTTGCCCGTGGTCTTTGACGTGTCCGCAGAGTATAGCTTGTCGCCCATCATCCGCAGGATTCGGCCGGTGTTGGCAGCGCCACGAACCTTTGGCTTTGCCTCCGCCCGCTTGGGCTCGACCTTACCAACGGTATACTCCGACATGCTGGACACGACCTCTCCACCGCCGACGGTTGTCACATTGAGAGACTCGCGCACGCGCTGCTCGTAGTCCTGTTTGGAAAGCTCCTTGGCGGCGAGCTGCTCGCGCAGGTACTCAAGCTTGCCCTCATCAATCTTCGCGAGCTGCTTCTCGGCTTGCTTCAGGGTGAGTCGCTTTGTTGGCTTGGGCGCTGTTGGGGCTGCGGATGGCTCAGCCGGCGTGCTCTTGGCCACGGGAGCCGGCTCACCAACCGGGCCATCCGGATTGACCTCTGCGTTGCGCAGTGCATCAGGCAGCGACTCGGACTGCGCGGCTGGAGCATTGGCGGCGGCTGGCTCTGGCATGCCCGGCTGAGCAACCGGCGCTGGCTCGGCAAGCGGTGCAGGCCGGGTGGAGGGCTGGCCCCGATTCAGCACGGACTGAGCCGCTGCGGGCTGGTCTTCCATGTTCTTGGCCAACTGGGCCGAAGCGTTGGCGAGATTGATTGCCTTGGGCTGGATCAGCGGCTGCGCAGCCTCCTGCGCGAGCTGGGCCTGCCGCTTGCCTAGGTCGTTCTGAGCGTCGATGGCCTGCTGGGCCTGCTTGGTGGCCTCAATCTGCTGTTCAAGACCCTGCTTGAGCTGCTGGTACTGAGCAACCTCCTCGGTGGAAAGGTTCGCCTTGTGCTTCTTGTAGACATCCTCAAGAACCGCAAGCTGGCCCTCCGGATTAAGCCCCTGAAGCGAGGCCGGAAGCTGCTGCACGGCTTGGTCCTTGGCCTGCACCGCAGCCTGCTCCTCGGCAATTTTCTGCTGCTCCTTCTGCGCGGCCAGCATGTCATCCGCTGCGGCCTTGGCATTGTCCGCCTCCATGATCTGGCGCTCAAGGTTGTCGGCGATGTCCACCAGCTTGGCCTTCTGGGTCGGGTCTTCCGTCAGCTTGGCCTCCTCGCGGAACGTCTTCAGGGCCTGCTCCGGGGTCTTCTCGGCGGTGCGATCAAGAAGCTGCCTCTGGATTGGCGGCATCTCTGCGTCGCCGACGCGACGCGCCGCGGCAACGGCCGCATTAACGCGCTCGGCGATCCATCGCTCTAGGTCAACGGCAGTCTTGCCCCTGAACCCAGCAGCACGGGCCTCGTTGATGATCCTGCCGGCCGCTTGCATCTTTCTGCGGGGGCCACGGAGGCCCATATCCGCGGCCGCACGGACATCCTCGGCATACTTACCGGAGGAACCAATGAGTGGCGCGGCGGTCGCACCGGCTGACAGCACAAGCGACGTGATTGCCTTCGTCTTTTCTGCCATCGTGATGGATGGGTCGTCCCACATCGCCGCCAGCTTATTGACTTGGTCGATGGTGTTCACCGCCATGCCGGGCTTCAACAGAAGCTGGGTGATGTAGGACGGAACCTTGTGGACCACCGTGGCCACGCCAACGGGCGACATAAGCGACGGGATAACTTCGGTCGCGGCATTGACAACACCCGTAGCAACCGACAGCGGGCCCGTTGCATTGGATGGCGTCGGGGCCATGCCAAGAAAGAGATTTCCCGGCTGGACATTCGGGCTCCTCGATGGATCGAGGCCGGGCTGGAGCTTGTCGATGTCTGGAATCTGGGGGATGTGCAGACCCGGGGGCGGAGCAGCAAGCTTTCCCATCAGCTCGTTGAGCGGCTGCGTGGCGCGGGAAAAACGATCCATCGCCCTTGGCTCGTAGGCACGAATTTCACCGATGTCCTCTCGCGCCTCGACCGGAATAGTGGAGATGTCTGGAAGCGGCTCGGCTGGTTGCGGAACCGGAGCAGCCTGAGTGGCAACCGGCTGTTCGTCAAACTGATCGAACACGTTTGCCTGCGCGGATGCCCGTGGCTGGGTCGGCGCGTCGAACTGGTCGAATACGTTTGGCATTATGTAATTAGCCTATGCTTGGCGTGGCAACGCAAGCAAATTATTACATTCCGCCCATGGCCTCTCTCAGGGCCTGTTCGCCGTACTTTGCCGCAAACTCGCTGGCCAGCCCCGGGTTGGACCTCAAAAGCCGGATTGCCGCTGCAGGTGGCGTGGGCACGACCGGGGCTTGGGAAGGCTGCACGGGGGTAACGCCCGGAATTGAGAACAAAGCTGGCCCGGCTTGGCCAGAGGCGCCTACTGGCATCCCAGGAAGGGGGGCCGGGGCGGCCCCACCGATGAGGCGCTCGATAGCCTGAGCGACACTCTCCTTCACGGCCCCGGACTCTATTTCGTACTCTACTTTATCTGGGGTGCTTGGGAAGTAGTACTGCGTCCACTTCTTGCCCTCTCGCTCGATAGTTCGGTTATGCATGCCGCGGGCCTTGGCGTCGGCTATCTTGAGCTGCTCGTTCTCGTACCTCATCCTCTGCAACTCCTCAAGCACCCTGTTGTGGCGGGCGGTCTCTTCAGCCCTGATTCCCGCCGCCTCGGCGGTGCGCTCGCGGGTGTCCAGAATAGACTCATCCAGCCGCCTCTTGTAGCTCTCCGCAATCTGGGCCGACTCACGCTCGTCCGCAGACTGCAGGAGCTTGCGCTTGGTCACGCTTCCAACCGAACGGCCGCCAACAAAGCGCTCGCCGGTCTGGACCTCGTAAAGGTCTCCCGGCGCGTATGACGGCCTTCCAGTGGAAACCATGATCGGCAGCCCGCTTGCATCGCGCTTTGCGGCAAACTCATTGAGCGGACTGCCCTCTAGGACAAGCCCCCCATACGGAGCCTGCGCGGCAGGAAACTCGCGCCCCGGGGCCTCCTCCTGTTTTACGTCACCCCACACGATGTCACCGATGGCGGCGCGGTTTCGAGCATCGGCTATCTGGCTGTTTAGCAGTTCCTCGCGATAAACGTCCATGACAGCATCTCGGGCGGCCTGCTCGCGGCGGAAGCTGATGTCGGCAAGCTGGGCACCGCTGGACAGGCCAGAGGTCAGCCCCGCCCCGAACGAGCCGTAGGGGTTGAACACGCGAGGGTCAGCGCCCTGAAACTGGGGCATTACGCTTACCTGAAAGCCTGAGGGTTGGATGCCTGCTGCCATGGTATTGTTATTTGCTTGGGCTAAAGCCCGGGACCGATGGAAGATTAGAGCCTAGGTTTAGGCCGGTTGGAACCGTATAAGATGGGAGCGTCGGCGTCTGCTGCTGTTGCTGCGGCCTATTGCCGTACATGCTAGCACCAAGGCCGAGAAGCTGACCGCCAAGTTGACTTGCTCCCTGAGCCCTGTTCGCCGTAATTGCCGCCGCGTTCTGGGCCGCGCCTGACTGCACGTTGGAGTTTCCTACCGCTAGGTTGGCGATTGCACTTGGGTCCAGCCCAACGACCGGCGACTGGATGGTCTGCCCAAACTGGGCCGCATTGAGCGCGTTGCCGAAGTTATTCTGGCCAAGCTGGGCAAGAAGCTGGGCGAGACTCATTCCCTGACCGACATCAAACTGATTGGCCTGCTGGGCCATCTGCGCGCCCTGCCGTGCGGCCACGTTGCTTGCGTCCGCGTTTGCGAGCGCGGCCTGCTGCTGGAGCTGGGCGTTCTGGGCAGCGGCTTGGTTGCGCCCCTGCGTGTTCGCCAGCGCCGTCTGCTGCTGGAGCTGCGCGAGGAATTGAAGGATGTTGTTCTGGCTTCCAGCGTTGAACTGGGAGGCGCTCTGGCGCATCGCAGCGTTGCCCTGTGCGGCAGCGTTCAGCGCGGCCATGTTGGCCAGACCAGCTTGCAGGCCGGTGCCGACGTTGAACTGATCCGCCCCAAGCTGGGCCTGACCAAGGCGGGAGGCGTTGTCGAGGCGCTGCTGGCGCAGCTGGAGGCTGGTCAGCCCAAGGTCTCGGGCGGTCATGTCGCGGCCAAGGCCAAGATTGCCGGTGTTCACGCCAGACCTTGCGGCAGCCGTTCTTGCAATCAGGTTGCGAACGTCCTGAGGAAGGGCCCCGCCCATGTCCAGCTCCTGCTGGGCGCGGGCGATGGCGTTGCCAAGCAGCGCGGAGTTAGCCTCACGGGTCGCGGTGGTGGAAGCCGCGTACTGCTCTGGGCTCATGGTAACCGCATCAAAGCGGGACGGGGCAGCGGTGTCGGAAACGCCAAACTGGGCGGCGTTCATGCCGGTGACGCCAATCGGGCCAACACCGGTCGTGCGGCCCATCTGCTGGTTGATGAACTCCATCGTCTCCGGTGAGACTGCGCCGCGGCCAAGCTCGCTCAGGAGGTTATGCATGGAGGCGGTGCGGAACTGCGCATTCTCGGGCGCGTACTGCTGCTCTACCTCGCGGCTGCGCTGGATGTTGCGCATGGCCTGATCCTCTGCCATTCGGGAGACCTCGGAGATGTTGACGCCCGCGTTCTGCGCGGACTGCTGGGCCTGAGCCTGGGCCTTCTTGGCATCAGATATTCCCTTGATGGTGCTGTAAGCGCCGAGGGCAGCCGTGCCAGCGGACAGTGCGCCCGCCGCCGCTGAGCCACCACCGATTGCTGCTAGGACTGGTACTACTGGCATGTTATTTGGTCTCCGTTGGCCTGCTGATTGAGAAGTGCGTGATGTCCACCGTTGCCCCGTTGCGGGTGTTTGGCCATGGCGCGGTGTCGCCAGCTTTGAGGCCTACGGCGCGGCAGAACCAGTGCACGGCAGGGGCGTCGGACCATGCGTAGGACTGGATGGCCTTGGCCCCGGTGTGTTGCCACACCCAAGCGATAGCCATGCGCCCCGCGCGGATGGCATCGCGACCCCGGCAGTTCTCCAGTAGTGCGGTGTGCGCCTCCACGTTCTCCCCCTTCCACACGAACCACCACGCACCAGCAGGCACGCCATCTACGCAGGCCTTGAGGAAGAAGCCCGGAACCGCCTTGATGTCCACGCCCTGCAGAATCATGGGCGACTCGGGGCAGGAGTCGTCCTTCATGGAGCCATAGATTGCGGGGTTGAGGAACACGGACTTGATGTAGGGTTCGTCGGTGGTTTGCTCGACTGTTATCTCGGTTGGCACTTACTTCATGCGGTAGCCGGACAGCTTGCTGTTGGAGTCAATGTCAACGGTGGCGGCCGCGTCTGACGTGATGTCATAACGGAGCTCGATGGCGTCGTTGGCCGCGAGGTACAGGTACGCGCTTCCGGTAAACACGCCGCCGTTGAGCGTCTCGCCACCGTCAAGCTGGTTCGCGTAGGCCACTGCAGAACCGTTCTTCGTGAGCAGGGCAATGATGTCGAGGTGGGTCGGGGAACCGGATGAAACCGATACGGAGAGCAGGAGGTTGAACTGGTAGTAGCCGGTCGCCGGGGCCGTGAAGGTCGATGCCGCGAACACATTGTCTGGGTCAAAGTCTTCCGTGCCAAGCGTCACCGCGCCAGTCTGGTTGCCCGCGCCGCCGAACACTACGCTCTGTGTGGCCGTTGGGTGGGCCGAGAACGAGGCAGCACCAGCAACAAGGCCAGACACGGCATTGTTGATGGCCGTGTTCATCTGCGACGTCGTGCTGTAGTTGGCCATCGACGCAATCGTCTGATACGTGGCGGCCGCGCTTGCTGTCGTCAGGTACGATGACATGCTGGCCTGTGGCTGATACGTCGCGGCCGCAGTGGCCACCGTCAGGTAGGTGGCCGAGACGTCGGGGATATCCCCAGCCACAATCGCCGCCCATGCCGGAGCCGCGCTCGCCACGCCCGTGCCCGTCTGCGTAAGGAAGCGCTTGTTGGTCGTGGTGTTGCCTCCCAGCTTGGCCAACGTGTTCGTGTTGGACGAGTAGATGATGTCGCCCAGCGTCGAGCTGGTAAGCAGCGTGAGATTCGAGTTGAGCGGCTGATAGGTTGCCGCCGCATTGGCGATGGTGAGGTAGGTCGCCGCCGCCGCCGCCGTAGTCAGGTAGCCAGCCAGCGTCGTCGCGTATACATCCACCCACGCGCCCCCGTAGTACGTCTTGAGCGCCGTCGGGCTGCCGCCGCCATCGAGCTGAACCCACACTGTGTAGACGGTGTGGTCCGGGGTGGCCGAGCCTACATAGTATCCAAGACTCTCTGGCTCAAGAACGAACGGGACGTACTGCCCGCTGACGGTGTCCCAGTAGTACCACGAGTTCCCGTTCTTGGCCCACGGGCCGGTGTCGCTTGTGGGCGCGGTCGCACCTGTCGTGAAAAGCGCGAACGCCTGCTCCGTGAAGATGCGACCATTGAGGGCCAAGCGGTCGGCAAACTCCTGCGGCGTGTACCCCTGTCCAGTGTTCGGGAGGGCACCAAAGTCGATTGTAAGGGGCAGTGGATTAGACATTGGTTCTAGTATTAAGGGTTCTTATGGTTATGCCCGGGTTAGTCAAGCACTTCTGTTGCTTATGGGGCGAACGCGATGGACACATTCTGCACAGTGACCTGCTTGCCGCTCGGGCAGGAGACCACGTCGGAGATGAGGTGGGTTGTGCCGCCCGCCGTGAACTGGTACTGCTGGGTCGATGCGCCGGGGTTGCCGCCACCGTAGTCTTCCTCCAGCAGCTCGACCGTGGCGACGTAACCCACCCCCGCCTGCAGGTTCGAGCATGAGATGTCGTAGCCGACGGCAACAAACTGGAACGAGTAGTCGCCGGCACCGCGTGCCTCCAGCTTGGCCGTACACGCGGTCCCTACAATCACCGCTGCGCGCGCCATGGCGTTGAGCTCAGTATCCTCGTCCGACAGCGTCTGGGTCCACACCTTACCAAGCGTGGCGCGCTGGTCCCCGGCACAGCACACACCCGTTCCGTCGACCGTTCGCGTGGTCGATGTGTATGTTCTGGAATATAGGCAGTCCGACGGGGAGGCAGGAGAACTGTCCGTAATACCGACGGTTCCATTGTAGACCGTAGCACCACCTTGGTCCAACGTGAGCCGATTGGTTTGGTCGTTCACCGCGCACGTAACCGGGTCCCACGTGATATAGCCGCTGAGCGTGGAGTACACCGAGGTCGGACCCGGCGCACCCGCGCATGGCCCAGACGTATACTGAATCAGGTCCGAGATTCCGCTCACGTCGCACCGCAAGTAGGTTTTTGGCGGCACCGATTCATAGCCGACAAACTCCTTCTTTCCGCACAGGGTGGCCGTCCCGGTCTCACTGGTGCAAGCCAGCGCCGCTTGTGGCTGTGGCACTGCGTACATCACCACCGTTGTCTCATCGCTTTCCGACCACTCACCCACCGTAGCCGTGAGCTTGAACACGTAGGTGCCCTCGGTTGAGACTTGGAAGGTCGTGACCAGTGCGCCACTGGAGCCGAACGTGGCGGTGCCGGGGCCGGAGACCAGTTCCCACAGCAGCGCAAGCTCCCCGTTGTTAACCGAACTCGCCGTGCCCGTGAGCGCGCCCTCCAGCGTGGGGCTGTTGTCGATCACCTGATTCGGTCCAGCGTCCACCGACAGCGGATTCACCAGCGGCGCAAAGTAATCGACGTCGATGGAGCCGCGAATAGAAGTAGCCAATGACTTGAATGGGGTGGACATTACTTGTCAAACGGGAACGCTTTGTTGAGAGCCTCTTGGCGCTGCTTGCACCCACCACAATCGGCCACGTGTGTACCAAACGCGCGATCGATGGCGCGCGCGACCGGCTGGGCGACGGCCGCGACCAAGTCGCCAGCCCCGCGAGCCCTTGCCTTCTGGATGAGTCTCTCGATTGGGCGCATGTTAGGCTGTAAATAGTACGGACGACTCGTCATCAATGCTCCAGTCGCCCTGCGTGGCCGTCAGCTTGAACACATAGGCACCCGCTTCCGACACGGTCACAGTTGTGGACGTTGCAGTTGGCGTGCCGAACGTGGCCGAACCCGGGCCGCTGACCAGCGTCCACTCAACCGTGACGGCGGCCGTTGAATAACTGGACACGGCCCCGACCAAGATGCCGTCCAGAGCTCCACTGACAGTCTGGTTTGGACCCGCGCTGACCGTCAATGGGTTCACCAGCGGAGGAACATATTCAAGTTCAGCCGCGCGCGGCAGCGCAGCTGCCAGTGACTTGAACGGTGTGGCCATTACCTAGCAAACGGGTTGACGTTGGGGAACATCTGGTCTAGCTTCTTGGCGCGACGACGGCACCCGCCGCACGGACGGATTCCCATCGCGGTTGTGGCCGTCTTGATAAGCGTGCCAAGGCCGATACGACTGTTGATAGTGCGCGGAATCGGCTTGGGCGTGAAGATGGAGTCCTTCGGGGGCATGACTTAGATGTAGATACCAGACCGGAAGCTCGCGTCGAAGTTGGCGGCGCAGGACGCCTTCCTGTCAGCGTCGGCCTGAGAGATAATGCTCGTCTTTGTCTGCGTGGAGCAAATGGTCCTCGTGGACGAGCTTGACGAAGAAGAGGAGGACGACGAGGACGATGAGGAAGAGGAACCGACGCTAGAAGAGCTTCCGTTCGATGTAACACACTCGGTTGCCGTAGCCTCCAGCGTCGGTCCAAATGGGTTGCCGTCAGGGAACAGCGATAGATCGGAGCACCCAAACAGATTGGTCGAACGCGGGCCCTCTTCATCCGCCTCGCACCTTCCGCGCTCCGGCTCGGTGTCGCAGGTCGCGAACACCTGATAAGCCGTGATGGCCATGTCCCCGCTCCACACCAAGAACAAGCCGAACGCATAGTCGCGGTCGTCGGTTTCATCCCGCTCTACCCCACAAGCTGTGCAGGTGGACTCAGGCGCCGGGTCCTCTTCTGAGGAAATCATGCGGTGCTGCGTGCGGTTGGGCCGGAACAGATGGTTGGTGGCCGTGGCCCCGTAGGCCGTCTCGTCGTACACCTGACCAGCCGTGGCCACCATCTCCTTGCTGCCAATGGTGTACGGTGCGCCGTTCTCTGGCAGCACCCACCACCTGAAGGAGACGTTGCCGAGCAACTGCGACACGTAGGCCCGGGCAAAGCGGAACTTCTTGCGCTTGAGGCTGCCGAAGTCGTGCTGCTTGGTCTGCAGCGTGCAGGTGATGGCGCAGCCGTTGTCAGTGTGCGCGGCCAAGAAGGCCTCCCACACGCGGCACACGCCGTCGTAGTCATATGAGAGGAAGAAAACGCGCTCACGACCGCCGATGATCGTCTTGCTCCATTGGACAGGACGCCAGCCCGTCCAGTACCCGGCCCAAGCGTTCTGGTTGTCCTCAGTCGGGGCTTGGTCGAGCACCCACGTGTGGCGGTTGTACGGGTCACCAGACGGCACGCTGAGCAGAAGATAGTTCTCGTAAAACCCGGCGCACGCCCCGGCCATGTCGGATGAGATGTTCTGCTTGGAGGCAGACATCTCGGAGTCCTGATAGTCGATGCGAGAGCTTATGTTCTGGTTGAGCGCGGAATTGATGTTCTGCAGGCCGGTTGGCGAGAACCACCACGTCAGGCCGTACTGGTTGACGACAGAGCGCGGGGCCACGCAGCCGGAGCCCGGGATGATGGTGTTCTGAAAGTCTACCGTATCCAGCCAGCGCGTACGGTCCTGAATGCCAGACTGGAACAGCGTGCAGTCGTTCGTCGTGAAGACGAGGATGCCCTGCTTGTCGGGCGTCTCGATGATACCGGTGCATGGGCCGGAAAGATAGAACGCGCGCGCCTCGTTGATGTACTGGGCCTCGGTGAACTTGAGCGGGTTGCCGATGTCGCTCGCGTACAGCTGGCTGCCGTTGGTCACCCATAGCCTGTTGTTAGACCAGACCGACCACAGGCCAATCTTGGTGCCATCAAACCCCGGCGATGTGACGCCCGTGGTTGATGGCGTTGGGTCGATATGCTCCGCAGTCACGCCGTCCCAATACGCAGCGCGCGTAACGCCGTCTTGGATAATCATGACGCTCTTCGGCACGTCCAAGTACTGCAGGTCGCCCTCATCGTCGTAGTATGTGGACTGCTCGCACTGCGTGAATGTGACAAAGCGTGAGAGCGGATTGAACTGCAGTCCCGTCAGCTGAACAAAGGTACGGAACGGGGCTACAGACACGTAAATCTTGCCGTCCACCGCACAGATGTAGGCCGGGGTTCCGCTGCTCGGGGCAAAGAACCGCCCACCCTGAGGGTTGGCACCCGGCACCGCAGCCATGATGCGCGTGCCCGGGCGCGCGCGATAGTAGCCACCGCGATTCACGGTGTTCATGGACATCACAATCTCGGTGTCCTTGAGCGCTATCGGCTGCGTGAACGAATCGCACCCACCCACGAGGTAGGAGCTACCCGCGACCAGTGTGTCACCCTGTTGAGACTCATTTGCCATTGGCTTAGTAAATCAGGCCCTCCTGCTGGGTCTGGCTAAACTGGTCAGAGTTCACGATTTGAGGAGCAATGACCACGTCTGCCTGATTGGCGGCTTGGTCCTCAGACAGCAGGCGGGTGGCCTCCTTCTCGTAGGCTGCGGCAAGGTCGGCTTTGTCGTCGTAGCGGAACTTCACGGCCTTGACGCCCATGATGAGCGCCTGAGACGAGTTCAGCGAAATCCAGTCATTGAGACTGCGGATGATGTAGTCGGCCTTGCGGAACTTCACGCGCACCCACGTATTCTCCGGCACCTTGAGACGCTGGTACTGCGGGTTGGTCTCGTCGGGCTCATAGTAGCCGATGAGCGTGTGAGCTGACAGGTCGGCGGTGTTCACCGCGATGAGCTTCACGCGCCCGCTGGTGACGGCCTTCTGCACGCGTGTGATGCGGGCGATGGGCGGGATGTCTGCGGCCCGCACAGAAAAGCCGTACACCGTGGGCACGAGGAATCCGCGCTCCTTCTCGCCTGTCGTTGGATTGGTCGAAAATATTTCGTCGCCGTTTGCGTCCAGACCGAACACGCGCAGCTCCTTGTTGTTGTCCGCCGCGCTTTCCAGCTCTGCCACCAAGTAGACCGGCGCTGACGGGTCGCGGATAGTACAGAACGCGCCAGCGAGCTGGGCGTAGCCGATTCCCACGCAGTCCTGCACGCCGGGACCATTCAGGTGGTAGTCGAACCAAGAGGCATCCGTGAGGTAATTCGGCTTGCCGTTGGCCAGCACGCCGATGACCGTCTTGACGATGCGCGGAAGCGTGACGTAGCCCTCCGTCACGCAAATGTCGATTTCCTGCAGGTTGGGGTTCCACTTCGCCTTGTTCTGCAGCATGGCGATTGCCTCGGTCAGGCGACGGAACGCTACCGCTTGGTTGCAGCGCCCAAGGGCGTCGATTAGGTCATCGTAAATGTCGCTGACTAGCATGGGGATTAGTCCTCCTCCCCGGCAATCTTCTTCGAGCGCGCGCCACGCATGCCCTTCATGATCTTGGCAGCTGCATCCTCTTCTTCCTCGACCTCGGGTTCCTCGGCCTCTTCCGAACCCTCTGACGGGGTGATGCTCAACACGTCGAAGCTGTAGGTCATGCGCTTCTCGCCCCTCTCGCTTTCGGACCACTCCTTGCGCTTGGTGCGCAGCGTGACAACCGCGTCGAACTCGCCGTCTGGCAGCTCGATTTCAGAAGGGTAGCCGATGGACAAGCAGGGGTACTCGATGCGCGATGGCGCTTGATCTGTGGCCTGTGTAACCAGCGGTTCTGGCCTTTGGCCGAGGTCGTATTTTTGTGACTTCATGGTGATGCGTGCAGGATTATGGTGGCGGAAGCGGCGGTGGCTCAGACGAAGAGCTGGCTGCTGCTGAAGAGCTGGCCGTTGACGATGACGCGGTCGATGAGCTGTCGGTGTCTAGCACGAACTCCGTGCCGTTCCACACCCCGACGATGCCGGGGACGGGCGCGTACCCAGCCGTGCCGGGGCTGCCGCAACCAACTGCGTATGACAACGGAAAGCCCTGACCCTCATCGGTGCAGGACGAGTCAAACGCTGTCGAATCGCAATGGTTTGGCGTAGTACAATTAGTGCAGCTCATGGCGTCGCGGGATGTCTTATCCTATAACGCTCTGGCTAGTCAACTAATTGTATCAAATAAGCAGGTGCTCAAATCCCATGGCCTTGGCGCGGGACCTCAGCAGGGCCCGGTCCTCGTCCTTCCTGCTCCACGCGAGTTCATGGGTCTTGTCCGCCGGAAACCCAGAGGCTGGGTGCCGGTGCTCAATCTTGGCTTCCTCACACCAGACATACCTGCCCATGAGTTGGCAGCGGGCCGTAAGCTCGTTGTCGCACCCTAGGTGATGGTAGCCGGTGTAGAAGAACTCACCATCCAAGTGGGGCAGGAGCTTGCGGGACGCCAGCCAGTGGCAGGCAATCTCCCCCTTCTTCCAGATTCCGTCGTTCAGCCCGACCAGTCCGTCGGCCTCGGGGAAGGACCGATACATGCACTCCAATGCCTTTAGAACGAAGCCGTTCTCCGGGACGCAATCTGACCCCAAGAACAGCACAAAGTCGCTGTGGGTGCCCTCTACGCCCCTCTTTAGGGTGATTGGGCAGCCCTTGCGGCATGCCGGGTCGTCCACGACCACCTCGACCTCGGTGTTCCACCACCCCGCCCGCTGCTTGACCAAGTCCCGGGTCTCGTCGGCGCTCCTGCCGTCGCCGCCCAGCGCCGGGATTATGACCACCACCTTGGGGCGCAGCATGTCTAGGTAGAACACGCTGTCGTGCATGAACTTGCGATTGTCTGGCCAATAGGACTTGGCCCGCTTCCAGTGCTCGAAGCTTGCCGACTTGTCGCCGAGCCACCAGTAGGCCCAGTAGAGAATCTCGTGCGGCCCGTGGCGATAGTGTTCCATGTTGTTTCCATAGAAGTCGTTATATGGAACCGCGAGGGCGGCATTGGCGTAGCTCGCCGCACGCTGGTAATCGTTGGCCTTGTGGTAGTGGGAGGCCAGCCGCATCCACGCCTCTCGCCTGTTTCCGTAGTGAGTGACGGAATCGTGCCAGCGGGCAATTGCCTCCTCCCGTTTGCCCATAATCATCAACGCATCCCCCTGATATATCATGCTTTGCGCGGCTTCTGTTGGCCATTTCTTCATGGCAATGTGGCGCGAGAACTCATGGTAGGCCGACTTCGCCAGGCCGCAGAACAGCATCTCCCGGGCGAAGTAGTGTGAGTTGCGGTCGTTGTCGGGATTCTTGTAGCAGTCCACCGCCAACCCGGTCAGATAGCGGGTGCGATTGTCGGACGGGTTCTGCCAGTGCTCAAGCTTGATGGTAGAGGTGTCGAGGTAGACCCGGCTTGCGTGGCCCGCCAGAACCTCATGCACCACGCCAGTCCACTTCAGCTTGGTGCGATTGTAAAACTTGCAGTGGCGGAACTTGATGAGGTCGCTGCCGTCAGGCGCGTGGGCGAAGACGAACTCGTACTCGAGCTGCTCTGCGCCGCGCTCAATGACATCGTTGATCTTGTCCAAGTCCAGCTTCGTGTACTCCTCGTCGCAGTCCGGCATCGCCACCATGTCCGTCTTGGACAGGGAGGCCGCGTAGTTGCGGGCGGCGGAGTAATCGAAGTACCTGTCACCGACCCTAACGATCTTATATCCGGGATCACGCAGGAAGAAGTTGTTGATGCGCTCGGCCAGCGAGTCGTCGATGGTGCCCATGAAGCGCTCCCCAACCTCATGCACTGTGCAGCCATGGGCGCGGGCCACTTCGGCGCTCTTGTCGGAGGAGCCGGTATCCATCAGGATTACCTCTCCGCCCCGGGACTGGAACTCCCTCAGGGAGGCCATCAGTCGCGGAATCGTCTTCTCCTCGTTTCGGCAAATCAGGACAACAGAAAACCTCATGCGCCACCCATAGCGCAAGCGGGCGACAGGTCAAGCCGGTATTGTTACGGCTTGCTGGCGTCCTTGTAGTTCGATCCGCCGACGGACCCACCCGACTGCAGCTTGGACGACTTCCTGCGGAACACGAAAAAGTAGGCCAGTGCGAGCGCGGCCACCGCGATAATGATGGATGCTAGTTCTTTGGACATAAAATAGGTTACGCGCGCTCGGCCTCAAAGTCGATTGTGGCCGAGTCGAGAACGGTAGCACTTCCGGCCAGCCTGATTTCAAGTGTTGCGCTGGCTGTGCTTATGCCCGCGGTGGCGCGCGAGAGGGTCCACGTCTGCGTACTGCTCAGGGCCACCCACGAGCCAGTGGTGCCGGCTGATAGCGAGCCGCTGTTGACGGTCATGCGCGCCTCAAAGTCGGAGTTTGTTCCGCCGCCCTGCCACTCGTTCGAGATGGCGTGTAGCAAGTTGTCGCCATAGCTCACGTTGTCGGTGAGATACGCGATGCCATTCGAGTTCAGTTCGTACGTGGCCGTTACCGTGCCGGACGTGAAGGACGCATTTGCAAACTGATTGGAGATTGCCGCCGCCGTGTAAACGCGCTGCCACACGCCAGACACGCGCGTCCAGACGCCGCCGAGCGGCCTCCAAGTCCCCGACACCTTCGTCGCGGGCTTGGTTATGGTCTGCCAAGAACCGGAGACTTTTGCTGAAATAGGCATTAGTACTGGTACCAAACATCTCCGTCGCTTCCTCCGGACGGAGTGCTGGTGGAAATGGTGAGGGCGCGATAGGCGTTGCTGCCAACTGCATTGCCGCCGATGGTCACGCTGCTGGGAGTGATTGCGCCAAGCGACAGGGTGATGGTGCCGTTGGTCGTGATGGGGGAGCCGGACACGCCGATGCCGTTGTTCCCGCTGATCGCGACACTGGTGACCGTGCCGGAGCCAATCGAGGCGGTGCTGCGCATGATGTTGCCATTGCTGTCAACGTACACGTTCGGCGCGCTGGCGCTTGTCTGATTGTACACACCGGGAACGACCAAGTAGCGGTTGGTCTTGGTGATGGCCAGTGCGGTCGCGCCAGCGGTGTCGTCGTAGACACAGAATGATCCGTTGGCTGTTGGGCCACCGCCAGAAGAGCTGATATTCCAGTTATTTGAACCAGCGTAACTGTTTTGGATGCGCAGGCCGATCGAGTTGCTGCTGCTCTGGTTGATGGTGAAGGCGTCGTATCCGTTCGGGGAGCCGGTGATGGACAGGCCGTTGGTGACAGTCAGGTTGCCCGTGACCGCGAGGCCGGTGGACGTAAGTCTAGAATATTCATTACCATTAACAAAAAACGCCGTATAATTACTTCCTGCTACACCACCAATTTCAGTGTCGCCGGTTCCGTTTTGACGAATGAAAGTGCGCCCCAACGAACCAACCACCAGTTGATTGGCAGTCAGTGTCATGTATTTGGCATTATTCATGCCAAACTCCAATGGATAATTGCCAGAATGCCCAATCACCATTGCGTAAGCGGTGGTTCCAGTCAAAATGCCACCACCTGTGCTAGCTTCTATACCATAATACGCGCTGCCTCCGGTATTTTGGATGCAGGCGTATTTGGCAGATGTGGTACCGCCACTTGCAAAAAATGTAAGCCCTGTTTTGGTTGTTGAGATTGTATCTGTGGCAGACAATGTACCCGTGACCGATAGGCCGGTGGTGGAGAAAATAAACAGGTTGGCGCTGCCCGTTGCATCCCGGATGCGAAGGTTTCCATCTGTGAGCGAGCCAATTACCCACTGCCTGCCGCTCCCGCCCACCGAGTTAAGCGCCAGATTCGCGTTGGCTGCCGAGGCAGTAACGATAGAGTCGGTAGCCATTGTTATCGCGCCCGTGAACAGGCCCGTCGTGCCGCTGATTGCGCCGGCGGAGAGGGAACCAGTAAACGTCCCCGCACCCGTGACCGCGAGGCCGGTGGAATCCAGAGCCATGTATTCAGTCGGTGCGGTAGTCCCCCAGTTGGCCGATACTCCGAACGATAGCTTATCCTTGGCTGAGGCCCCTTGTCGAACACTCCGAATCCACGAAAGGGTGTTCGCTGCGCCACTCTGCTTAAACGCCAGCTCAACACCATTGTCAGCGGCATCAGTCGAACGGGTGAGGTTCAGGAAGTTTGTGACCGTGCTTGCACCTGCCGCACGGGTAATTGTGGCGGCATCCGTCGCCCCCAACATCGTGAAACTCCCAGCCGCCGGTGTCGTCGCGCCGATGACGGTGTTGTTCAGGCCGGTGCTTGTGATGGAAACGACGCCGGTTGTGTTTACGCCGATACTCCACGAATCGTTTGTCGTGTTGTATGACAGGTACCCGCGAGCCCGCGTGGATGGCGTAGAAACAACAAACGCACCGCTGGCGTCAGTAAGGGTGTGGAGGCTGCACGACGCCGCGGCGGCGCTGGCAAAGACCGCAACGTCGTTCGCGTTCCATGTCGGCGCTGCGACGGCTGTGCCTCGCTTGACGAACGTGGCCGGGGCCGAGCCGCCACCATTCACCGTCACCGTCGTGGCGTCGTCCTGAATGATGCTGTCGCCAAGCGTCGTGGCGGCGGTGAACTTCGGGATGTAGCCAGCTGTTCCGCTGCCGCCGACCCCTCCAGCTCCGGCTGGGCCAGTATAGCCTGTGTATCCTGTGTAGCCAGTGTATCCAGTGAAGTTACCCGGTCCGGTGTAGCCAGTATAGCCAGTGTAGCCGGTGGGCCCAGTGTATCCCGTGAAATTGCCCGGACCAGTGTAACCCGTATATCCTGTGTATCCAGTTGGACCCTGCGGGCCCTGTGGCCCAGTATAGCCTGTGTATCCTGTGTAGCCAGTGAAGTTGCCCGGTCCGGTGTAGCCAGTGTATCCAGTTGGACCAGTTGGACCGATTGGGCCGGTGTAACCAGTATAGCCTGTCGGACCGGTATAGCCAGTGAAGTTTCCCGGGCCAGTATAGCCAGTGTAACCGGTCGCGCCAGTTGGCCCTGTGTAGCCAGTATAGCCGGTGAAGTTTCCCGGACCCGTGTATCCGGTGTAGCCGGTCGGTCCCGTGTAACCGGTGAAGTTACCGGGTCCTGTATACCCGGTGTAGCCGGTCGGTCCCGTGTAACCGGTGAAGTTACCGGGTCCTGTATAGCCAGTGAAGCCCGTGTATCCCGTTGGGCCTGTCGCGCCCTGTGGGCCCGTATACCCAGTGTAACCGGTGTACCCCGTGAAGTTGCCCGGGCCTGTCGGGCCCGTCGGACCGGTGGGGCCAGTGTAGCCCGTGAAATTACCCGGTCCAGTGTACCCAGTCGGCCCCGTGGGACCGGTATAGCCGGTGAAATTGCCCGGCCCGGTGTAACCCGTATAGCCGGTGAAACCGGTGGCTCCAGTCGGGCCAACAGGTCCAGTGTAACCGGTCGCGCCGGTTGGTCCCGTTGGCCCGGTGTACCCAGTGAAGTTGCCCGGACCCGTGTATCCGGTGTAACCTGTCGGACCCGTATAGCCCGTGAAGTTTCCGGGACCGGTGTAGCCGGTCGCGCCTGTTGGGCCTTGGGGACCGGTGTAGCCAGTCGCCCCCGTCGGGCCCATCGGACCCGTATAGCCGGTGGGGCCGGTGTAGCCGGTGAAGTTTCCGGGGCCCGTGTATCCCGTGGCTCCCGTTGGTCCCTGCGGTCCCGTATAGCCGGTGTAGCCGGTATATCCGGTGGCCCCGTCCACGCCATCGGGTCCGGTGTATCCAGTGTAGCCAGTTGGCCCGATTGCCCCCTGAGGGCCAGTGTAACCAGTGTAGCCAGTCTCGCCCTGAGGCCCAGTGGGACCGGTATAGCCGGTGGCACCCTGGGGGCCGGTATAGCCGGTAAATCCTGTCGGGCCCTGCGGACCCGTGTCGCCAGTGTAGCCGGTTGCGCCGCGTGGCCCAGTGTAGCCAGTGTATCCTGTGTAGCCAGTCGGTCCGCGTGCGCCCGTGTAGCCCGTGTAGCCAGTGTAGCCCGTCTCGCCAGACGCACCAGTGAATCCAGTGTAGCCGGTAGGCCCGGTGGCACCGCGCGGACCAGTAAACCCTGTCGGCCCTACCTCGCCAATGGGGCCCGTGTAGCCCGTTGGACCAGTGTAACCAGTCGGTCCGGTTTCGCCAGCAGCGCCAGTGACAGACTGCAGCGCAACAATGGCCTGCATGCCCTTCTTTTGCACCGTCCAGATTGGGTCGGTGGGCACGGGGCGCTCGGTGCCCGCGAGAACGCAAAGTCGGTCACACGCAGCATAGATGAACTCGCGTTCACTGTTGTTGGCGATGGATAGGCTCATTACGGGTGGACAGACGGCTTGATTTCAGCCACGCCCGGAAGCACAAGCTGCGGGTTGCGAACCTTGGTCTTGTCAATCCACGACTCCATGTTGGCCTTTGTCCAGCTCTCGTCCGCCATGCTACTGGTCGTCTTGCGAAGCTCATTGATACTATTCTCAATGGTGTTCAGCTTGCTCATCACCAGCACGGTTAGCATGATGGCCGCGCCTATGGATGCGATTGGCACGAACGTATTGGTGGTAATCAAGAGGGGCTTGTTGGAGGGGTCTTCACTCATGGTTGTATTGTTTTTACGACGAATCCTTGGTCTGTCCAGACATAAGTCCGTCTAATACTCCCTCCTTGTGCTTTGCCCGCGACCAGAACCAATACGCAACAGCCGCCACAATCGCCAAGAAGAAATACTTCTCGTAGGTCACAAAGAGGACTGGCCCGAAAATCATCACTAGGCCGGACAGGCCGACCATGATGGCGGTGTCCTTGCCGCCAATCAGCACTCGCCCCGCCGGGTGGGCAAAGCCCGCGCAGCCCACCAGAAGGGCGATGGCACCAATCCACTGGATCATCCTGAACGACCCAAGCTTGGCCGTGAGATTGGCCGACTGGTCCACCTGTGCCGCGCCGATGACCTGCCCGACCCGCTGGTTGGTGCTCACACGCTGCTTGGAGCCGGCCGGAATGTGCTGTGTCACCACGATGGATGAGCCGTCAGGCTGCTTGTGCTCGGTCACGATGGCGGTGTCCTGCGAGTAGATGATTTCATCGGTCTTGCCGAAGTCGTAGTTCTGCGCGCTCGGACCGGACGGGTTGGCCGACTGCTGGATGGTGGCTACGTCGGGGATCGTTGCCCCACCGGCCTTGGACGATCCACTGGCGGCAGGGTTGCGAGACTCCTTGGCGAAATGACGAAACGGGGCGGTAACCGTGCGACCAATTGCGCCGCTAACCGTGGCAAACCCACCCCGGGAGCCCGACTGGCTCGCGCATCCCGGGGCAACAACAATGAGCAGAAGTGCGCAAGAAATGAGCACTGACATGGAGGCGCTTGGCATGAACCCGCACCTCGCTAGTTTCTGGAAATTGCCGAGGATTTGCATTGTGGTCTGGGTTTCGGCCAGACCGCTAACCCTGCGGCGCGGCCAATTCTAAATTGGGTGTAAAGAGCCCCCTCGCTAGAAGGGGCTCGAAAACCCTACTTAGTTGCTGGAGCTGTTCGCAACTACCGAGGAGCAGGTGCTCAGGCCGTAGTCAACCGGGCAGCGCTTGAAGGCGATAGGAATGATGCTGTGCGCACCGTTCGCACCAACCTGATAGGCGCGGGCGATCTGGTACAGGAACTGACCCTTGTCACCCCACTTGTTGCACTGGTCTTGCAGGAAGGACCAGCGAAGGTCGCCACCGAAGTTCTGGGACGGGTACTTGATGTCACCCTGACCCGCGAACTGAGCCGGCGTGCGGCGGCGGAACGAGTCCGCGAAGACCAGCACCGCGACCTCGTATACCGCGTTTGCCCACGTTGGATTCGGGGCGAGGCGATAGCCGGAGCCGGAGTTAGTGGCCGTCACGAGCTGCTTGACGCGCGGGGCAATCCAGATCGGGTAGCCGTTGCCATCCACGTTGTTGAAGCGCAGCGGGTAGCGGTCCTTTGCGAACTTCATGCCACGGAAGTTCGACTCTTCCCACATGAACTCCCACAGCTGCTTCTTGGCGTCACTGAAGCCACCGGTCGTGCCGGCGATGAGCGACGTGTTCGGGCCAGCGGCACCGACTTCGTTGCGGAACGCATCGAGGACGGCAGCCGAGGCGATGAGCTTCGCGTGCGCGTCAGCGCCAGCGCCGTACATCTGGACCTCATACACTTCCGTGATGTGGTTGAGCAGCGCCTTGGCCCACGCGAACGTGATGTTCGCCGTCGGCAAGGAGGCCGGGAAGTCAACCTGAACCTCCCACTCGCCACCGTTGAGCGATGCGGCCGGCGAAACGCCTTCCTGCACGCTGGCCTTGAGGCCGGAGTAGCGGACGAGCTTGGACTTGACGTCCGTGTTGTAGAGGTAGGTGATTTCCGTCTTGAGCGCCTGAATGCTCTGGGCGAGCGCGCCGTACACGGTGTCCCAGTTGGCGAACAAACAGATGTACTCTGTCTCGCCACGGAGAATCTCCAACTGAGTGGAGAAGCGGATGTTACCCATCTGGGACTGTTCGCCGGTCAGCGTGCAGCCAGTGGATGTGAAGTTGGTGAACGCAGGCTCGACTTGGTCCTGATTCGTCACAGCGCGAGGCGTGACAACGGACTCAATCGTGTCGCCCATGTTAGCCTCGGTCGTGGAGGCGGGGATGATGTTGGCCCACGGGGATTCCGTCGAGACCTTCTGGAGAACCTCAAGATAAATCTTGGGATTTTGGGCGGTCACAAGCTGGGAAACCTCAGCGGCGTCTAGTGTGCAGGTAGGGAGGGACATTTGAAATGTGTCTTTACCGGCTCGCTTATCTTACGGGTTGCGCACAGGGTGCTTGCGGGCCGATGATTCAGCACCTCATGCGTTTGCCGTGGCGATAGCTGTAAAGCGCCCTCTCCCCGCTGCTAGTGGTGGCGGAAAGCACCGCACTTGCGGCCTTTTGATTTAGTATTACACCAGCGTGTCGAGGTATAAATATGGCCTATTGGTCTGTCAACTACTATGTTGAAAAAAACGCAAACCCCCTGCCGCATTGTGGCGACAGGGGGCCAACAACCAAACCAACCAACCCAAAGTTGCGTTACTTCTCGAACGGTACCACGTTGGACTCAGCGGAGGCCTTTTTCTCGTCCGCGGCGCGTTGAAGCGTGGCATTGACATACTCAACAGCCTCCTTGAGCTCGTCGTGCCAGAAGCGGCTGGTAACCTTGTAGCCGTGTGCCCGGGCGATACTGAACACGGACTGCAGGTCTGGGTCCTGCTCGATGCCCACCATCTTAGCAACCAGCTTGTGGAGGCTCTGGAAGGTTGCGCTCTCTACGAGTGACTTGGCGCATGCCTGCGCGCATGCCTGCGCGCATTCTTTGTTTTCGGGTGTGCTCATTTTGTGATTATCTTGTTTTTGCTGAACAGGTTATGGATTCGGATTTGGATGTAGCGGAAACAGAAGTAGGGGAGCCAAATGGTCTTGGGCACCTTCGTCACCTTGACGTTGCTGCCAGAAACCACAGGGGGTTCGCCGTCCCACACAACGATCTTGATTGGCCGGTCGTCGGTTGCAAGACAATTCATCACAACACCCCGGCGGGTTGGCTTGCGGCCCAAATACCAGTAGTTGTCGAACTGCCCGACCTCGATGTCGAACTCGTCGCCGTGGCCATCGAAAATGCACGACTCGATCCTCCAGCCGTCGATGGAGCCCTTGATGGTAAACGCCCCCTTGGACGGGGGGCGGGTGATGAAGCGGCAGCCAACCCACTCGTAGGCCGCGCCGCGAACGGCGTCACAGCAGTTCTCCTTTCCGCACATGACCTCACACTCTTCCGAGCGCACGTCCGTACAGAGGGAGAACTTCTGGATGTCAGCGTAGTCCTTCGGGTTGACCCCGGGGTCTGGATAGGCGATGCCCAAAAGCCTGAGGCCCACGGCATGCCCGTATGACTTGTAGTTGATGTCTCCCATGGTTATTCGCTTCGGTTGCGCAGGTTTTCCATCGCCTCGCGCAGGCTATCTGCGACTGGGGTTTTGAGCTGCGAAGCGGCAGACGTGTCGGGGGCCTTGGGCGGGGTGCGGGAGATGGACGCGCTGCCGGGCTTGCCCGTAGTGGACACGCCCTTGCGGACCTTGTTCAGCTCCTCGGTGAGGCGCTCTACTTCCTTGGACAGGCGCTTGACCTCGCGGGCGTTGACCAGCGAGCGGGCAGCCTCCTGCACGACGGCGACATGGTCATCAACCGACTTGGGCGCAGCAGCCATCTTGACGAGGGCGCGAACTCCGGCGTTGTGGGCGTTGTAGTCCTCGATTTCCTTGCGCTCCTCGGGCGTGGCGTTGGGCGGGACAACCCTGTCCTTGAGCAGCGCCTCCTTCTCGATGAACTCTGCGGTGCGCTTTTCGTACGTTCCGTAGTACTCCTTGGCGGCGTTTTGTTGCGCCTCCTGCTGCTTGGCCGCCTCCCGCTGCCTTTCTGCGAACCACTTCTCGGAGTCTTCCACAAGCTCCTGAGCCTTGCGCTGCTTGGCGTCGGCGGCGTTGATGCGCTCACCAAGCTTGGCGCGAATGAACTCGGAGTCTGCCACGTTCATGGTATTCAGCCACTGGCGAGTCAGGTCGGCTGCCGTGACCTGACGCTGCACCGTCTCGCCGTCCTCAGCGACATCGACAGTGAACACCTGATTTGAGCGCGAGAAGCCCTCAAGGCCACCCATCTTCTTGATTAGGTCAACGGTCTTTTCGGAAAGCAATCCAGACAGTCGGCCATAGATGGCCTCATCGGCCTGCTTGGCTATGTCATCGAACTTCTTGAGCTCGGGGTCGGACTCAAGCGAGTAGCGGCGCTGGTACTTGATGAGCTCCTTCTCGTTGGCCTCCACCTTGGCTGCCAGCTCCTTGACCTTTTCGTCGTTCTCCGGGGAGGACTTCTTGGCCTCGGCGTCCGCAAGCTTCTTCTCCAGCTCCTTCGCCTTGTTGGCGAGGTAGATCATGCGTTTCTGGTGGCGCTTGGAGATGGCGGGGTCGTTGATTGTCTTCTGAATCTCTTCCTCGCTAACCGGAGCGTCATCCGCCGGTGGCGTCTCTACCTTTGGCGTCTCTACCTTTGGCGTCTCCGCCTTGCCCTCTTCGGCGGGCTTCTGTTCTTCTGGCTGCGGCTCCTGTTGCTGGTCCGCCGGCTTGCGAGCGGCCCGCTCCTTGGCACGCCTTGCCTTCCTAAGATCGGACTGGAAGCCCTCAAGCGCGGAGCCCGGCTCGGCCTGCTCATCCATCTTGGACTCGACCTGCTTCTGCTCCTTGATGTCACTCGTTCCAACGGGAGGGAACTCCTTCTTCTCGGGCTCCTGCGTTGCCTCGCTCGCGCGCTGGGCGGCGGACTCCTCTGGCTCAACGGGACGCAGCTTCTGCATGCCGCCAAGAATATCGCCAAGGGCGCTGGTTTGCGTGTCTACATTGTCCGCAGCCTGAGCTGCGCCGCGCTGTGGCAGTTCTGCCGGAACCACGTTTGGCTCCGCGAGTTTGTCGTTTGGTGTGCTCATGATTATGTTTCCAGTGGCTCGATTTCGTCTCGAATCGGTCGCGGGGGAATTTCGGAAATCTGCTCAATCCTGTCAAGCGCCTTTTGCCAGAACTCAAAGCCAACAGAGTTCCGAATCAGGGCGTCATCCGTCGCGGGATCGAGCCGCGGGCAGGCCATGCGCATGTAAAGCATGCCACGCGTACCGGCCTCGGAGGCCAGAAACCTCCCCCACTCCTGCATGTGGGCCTTGGACAGAATCTCGTCTTTAGTTCTCGGCATATGATGCGATGTTAATTGTGGAAGGCGGCACGTTTCTCACGATGTCAAATGGGTGTTCAGTGCCATCATAGCGCCAGCGGCCATTCATCCGCCAGATGTCGCCGCCCTCGTTGGCCATTCCGTTTCTGTCGAACCGCTTGAGCGCCGTGTTGCGAAAGCCAAAAAGGACGCGCCCGCCACCGGGGCCGTGGTACTCAACCATTTGCACGCGGGCGGCCACGCCGTCACGGCACACTACGGTGAATATGGGCTGTTCCATGGCGGGATACTGTACGCTTGCCGGTCGTGATGTCAACACCATTTAGGCCACCTTGAATGCCCACATCATAGACGAGCCGTTGTAGGTCAGGGTGCCGGATGTGACCTTTAGGCCCCTGATGGTAAGGTTGCCGGAACCAGCAACAACAACCTTGCCGAATATCTTTACATGGCACTGGGCCGCACTGGTTGTCATAACAGTCGTGCTGGCGGTATTGAAGGCCGTTATCCTTGCCGTTGCCGCCCACCCCGTGGTGTTGAGCTGGCCGACATGAAGCGCATCAATAGACGTAGTTGAGCCTGAGTACTGTACACCAAACTTTGCACCAGCCGTTCCAGTGCCCGCGCTTCCGCTTATGAGTGCCTCAAAAATCCAAGTGCCAGCAGTAAGGGCAAGCGAAAGACCATTGAGGTCAACCAAGCTTGTTGAGGTCGTCGTTCCAGCCGTGGCTGCGGCGTAGAGCGCTGATGGTCCCGTGTAACCGGTGTAGCCGGTTGGGCCAGTCGGGCCCGCTGGGCCGGTGTACCCGGTTGGTCCCGTTGGCCCGGTGTACCCAGTGAAGTTGCCGGGACCAGTATAACCGGTGTACCCCGTGTAGCCAGTGTATCCGGTAAAATTGCCGGGACCAGTATAACCGGTGTACCCAGTCGGTCCTGTCGGGCCCTGCGGACCCGTGTCGCCAGTGTAGCCGGTTGGACCGGCGGGCCCAGTGTAGCCTGTATACCCCGTAAAATTCCCCGGTCCGGTGTATCCGGTCGGGCCAGTTGGTCCAGTGTATCCTGTGAAGTTGCCCGGGCCCGTGTAGCCAGTTGCGCCAGTGGGACCAATTGGGCCGGTGTAGCCAGTGAACCCGGTTGCCCCCTGAGGACCGGTGTAACCAGTATAGCCAGTGTAGCCGGTGAAGTTGCCCGGGCCAGTGTAGCCGGTGAATCCGGTTGGGCCTTGGGGGCCAGTGTACCCGGTGGGGCCAGTCGCTCCATCCGGGCCCGTGTATCCAGTGGGCCCCGTGTATCCAGTGAAGTTTCCGGGACCAGTATAGCCTGTTGGTCCGGTTGGCCCAGTCTCTCCGCGTGGACCGGTGTATCCCGTGTAGCCAGTAGGGCCGTCAAGACCATCAGGACCAGCCGGGCCGGTGTAACCAGTTGGGCCGGTGCTTCCGTTTGACCCATTGGGCCCGGTATATCCCGTGTAACCCGTAGGGCCCGTGTATCCGGTAAAGTTGCCGGGACCTGTGTAACCCGTGTATCCCGTGGGGCCCGTCGCCCCGTCTACTCCAGCGGGTCCGGTGTAGCCTGTGTAGCCAGTGGCACCATCAATACCAGCGGGTCCGGTGTAGCCTGTGTAGCCGGTTGATCCCGGAGCGCCTGCCGTGCCGGTGTAGCCAGTGTAACCAGTTGGACCAGTCGCGCCATCCGCACCAGCCGGTCCCGTATAACCCGTGGGCCCAGTCGCACCGCCGCCACCTGCTGGGCCCGTGTATCCAGTGTATCCGGTCGGACCCGTCGAGCCACCTCCAGTCTGTAGCTGATTGATCGCGTTGACGAGCTTCTTGATGAGAAGATTCTGCGGATCGCTTAGTTTAGGTCGGTAGCCAGCCATGCTGATTTTGTTAAGCAGCAGATTTGTGTTGTCTCCAATTAGCGGTCCTTGCGACATCGGGTTGGAGTATGTTACTGCACCTGTGGTACGCCCATGGATGCAGCTGGCGACACCTCATTCGGGCCGAACTCTGGAACGCCCTGCTGAACTGGCATTCCCTGCTCGCCCGGTAGACCCGGAATTTGTCCTTGCGACATCCCGCCACCTTGCATCTGGGGCATTTGCTGCTGCTGGGCCATCTGCTGCTGAAGCATCTGTTCCTGCTGCTGTTGCTCCAAACCCTTCTTGATGGCCTTCTCAACGTCGGCGATGAAGGACTTCTCGGTGTTGATCTGGTCTGGCGGAAGAACCTTTTGAGCCACGCCGGTTGCCCAGTGCTGCGCGTAGTGCTTGAGCGCAACCTGCGCGGGGCCGAACTGCTTGGCGTTGACGCCTTCGATGAGCGGCTGCTTGAGCGCCTGCATGTGGACCCAGTGGTTGTCGGTGATCGCGACAGGAACCTCGACCCCGAACATCATGGTGGTGTTCTCGGTGATCTGGTCGCGGGTGGCGACGGTCTGCTGCGTCTGGTCGCCATCCGGGATGACAACAAGCGAGGCGAGGCGGGTGCCACCGAACGGGACGCCCTCTGCCGTGAGGCGGGCCAGCTCCGTCTGCTTGTAGAGCTGATTACCCAAGAACTGGGCGGCGAACTGGGCGCGGGCCTGCGCCGCCATCGGGGTGAACTCCGCGACCGAGCGGATGACGGGCTGCTGCCGCAGCGTATTGATTTCGTCGTCCGTCAGCTTCTCGCGCAGGCGCTTCAGCACCTCCTTGGCCTCGTCATTCGGGGACGACGGGTCGGTGAGACGCCTACTCATGGCATGGGTGATAAATGCAATCTGGCTCAGGAAGAACTCGATGGAGTCGTCGCTGACCTCCTTCTCCTGCTGCATCGCCGCATTGACCTGCGCGGCCTTGACATCGCTGGACTGCGTCGGGATCGGCGGAACGTAGGCACCAACCTTGGAGTCCATGGTCTGCTGCACGATGTCGCGAAGCTTGATATACGCCTCCACGTTTTGCTGAACGCCGCCCATGTTGTTGGCGAACTGGGCCCCAGACACGATGACCTCGGTATCGTTGACAACCTGCTTGACATCATTGATGTCCTTCGGGTCGTTTACCTGCAGGCGCTGCTTGTTGGCGTTGCGCAGGTTGTCTACCATGTCACAGAAGATTTTCTCGGAAAGGCCGCCCAAGTCATACAGCAGGTGGCCAGCACCCCATGACCCATGGATGGTTCCGTCGGTCGAGTTGAACGTGACTGGAATCACGGCGTCCGACATCTTCTCAAAGGCGTCGTGCTTCTCGTACAGCAGATTGGCCGCGTGGTCCTCACGCACGTTGAGAATGTAGTGCGACACCTTGCCGCTAGCCTCCAGTGCAAACAGGTGAGTCGTCTCGATGACGCGATAGTTCTTGGACGTTCCGTAGCTCCAGACCTGCTCACGAACCAGCTCCTCCCACTTGCGCCAGCCAACGGGGTCCCGCTGGGGCGCGGTGCTCGGCGCAGATGCCTGAACCGCCTTTGCAACAGCCTCCTTGTCCCATCCCGCCACCCCAGCATCCTCGGCGTCCTTCACGATGCCAATGAGCTGGTCGGGCTGGTAGTCCCACTTCATCGCGAAGAAAGACGGGGAGAGGTCCATGATTTCGGTGCCCGCCGGGACGAAGCCACGGTCCATGCGGCACAGGTGCGGCTGCCACTCGAACGGGTCGGTGAACGCGGCAAAGGCAAACCCGTAATCCACGACCTCTTGGGCCAAGAGGCGCACAAACGTCTGCCAGCGCGGCCATGAGCGTATCGCGCGAGTGACGACCTCACGGTAGTGGTTCTGTTTCTCTTCGGCGTTGATCGTACCGGCAGGGAGCTCCGCGGCCGTCAGCGTGGACGCTTGCAGAAGGGGCATGTAGAGACGCGGGGCCACGCGCCGCAGCGTGGTCGAGAACGTACCGGGGCTGATGTTGAGCTTGTAGCCCTTGCCCTGCTTCTCAAGTTTCTTGGAGTCGTACGGCTTCCTGCCCTGCTTCAGCGACGTAATTCGGCCGGCGTTCTTGACCAGCTTTTGCGCACCGAACTCCAAGCCCTCGATGACGCCGACGGCTTGGTCTACCGACGTGATGGTGCGGTTTTGTACCTCAAGACCCTGTGGAGAAACCTCTGGTGCGTTGCCCATGCTTTCCGCGTAGGCATCGGCCTCTCCATCGGTCAGGTCGGGCAGGTCTGCAGATTGTGACAGTTTTTGCTGTTTTCGCGCCATTTATGCGCAGAAAACACAGAAATGCGGGGACAGTCAAGGCATAATGAGACCAGCTCTCATCAATTTCGCTTGGCCTCGCTTGCCTTTTGCATCAGGTACTTGGACGCGATGTCGTTGAGCTGCTCCTGCGATGTTCCGGTGTGCTCCACAAGGGCGGCGAGAATGAGCCGCAGTTGCGCATTAGACGCACGCAATTCCTTGATTACGTCATGGTTGTACATTCCTCCGAACGCTTTGGCTCCGTTTCTTGGCATGGCATTACTCCTGTTTTGGTGGATCGGTTATCCAGCACCCCTTCGCCGGGTCCGTTGTGTCGGCGTGCTGACTTGGTGTCAACAACTGAACAAACACTGACGGCACAACACCATACGCAACGCACCAACCGTGATCGTCGCGCGGCTTGGCCGGGTTCAGAATGAAAAGCTTGCGGGCGGCATCCGGGGCATCAGAGGCCCAGTCCGTAGGCTCGAAGTATGGGCACCTCAGGCACCGATCAAACCGCTCGTCGCGCGCGCGGGCCTCGACCAGCTGAAGCGGGGCCGACCTCCACATACGATTGAGCCACATCTCAGCCTCTTCGGCTATCGACTCGGGACTGCCAACCGAATCCTCGGAGCGCACAAGCCATGGATAGCGCACAGCGTAGGTTATGGCGATGTCGTGCTCGGGGTCACCGGGAGGAAGCCCGTTGGCCCGCCTGAACTTTGACAGCTTCTCGATCAACTCGTCCAACCCCGGTGCGCCCGGCCTGTCGGCAGAGAACACCGGGCCATCTGGAACCGTGTAGGACCAGCGGTCTGGCTGGCTGTGGTGGGAGCGGTTAAACCTGAACTTCATTTCTTGTGATTGGGACGAAGGTTGTGCGGCTGCGCTTGAGGTAGACCCCAATCCTGAACGTGCCGACATCCCTACCCTTCGCTTGGATGATGTCAGTATAAAAAGTATCGACAGACTCGTCGTGCGTGTCCTGAGGCATGTTCGTGATTGGATTGATTTGCGGTCGGTGCAACAACAGCACGCGGTCAGCGTCCTGCTCGATGTTTCCTGAGTCGCGCAAGTCAGACAGACGCGGCTCACGGCCCTCTCGCTCGTTTGCTCGGCTGAGCTGAGAGAGGAGGATTATGGGTATGTTTAGCTCCAGCGCCAACAGCTTCAGCTTGCGCGTTGCGTCACCAATGGAGTCATTGCGCGACGTTGCCTTTCCGCCGACCTCCAGAAGCTGCAGATAGTCCACGATGGCCAGCTGCAACTTGCCCTGCTGGTTGAGGGCCCGGATGCGCGCGCAAATGCCATCGATCGACTGCTCGCGGTAGAAGCAGTGAAGGTACTTGTTCTTCTTGAGATCATCCAGAGCCTGAATGAACTCAATGCGGTCCTTCTCGTGCAACTTGGGCAGGCGACGCCACGAGTGCCCCGACATAATCTGGGCAAACTTCCTCGGCTTCTGCTCAACCGTGACCTCAAGGCTGAAGATTCCGACGTGGCGACTGTCGCGAAACGCGTTGGCAATGGCAATCTGGTCGGCGAAGGTGGTCTTGCCGACGCTCGGCCGAGCGGCCACGATGACCAGCTCCCCCGGTGTCATTGGGTAGAAGATGCGGTCTAGGTCTGCGAAGCCCCACGACACCAAGCCCGGCTCGACGTTCTCGCCAGACGCCATCTTGCGGACAATCTCGATGGTGTCGGCGGCGGCGTCCTGCAGCGTCTTCTCGTCGCGCACCGTAAGGCCGTTCTGCACCTTGGACAGCTCATCCAGCCATGGCGCTAGGTGCTCCGCCATGCTCTCGCCGGCATAGCCGTACGACGACTCCACAATGGAGGTACCGATGCGAATTGCCTCGCGGAGGGCGCGCATCTGAATCACCTTCTCGATGAAGTATCCAGCATGCACCGTGGTTGGCACCCTGCCGGTTACCTGCATGAGGTATGGAAAGCCGCCAACCTCATCTATCTGGCGGCGCACGGTGAGCTCTGCGATAAGCATCTCAAGCGTGACCGTGTTCTTCTGCGTGAAAAGGCCCAGCATCGCGCGCCAGATGACGCGGTTCTGCGGCAAGTAGAAGGTTTCCTCGCGAACGCCATGGCAGATGGCGCGAGTCATGGTTTCCCCGCTGTCCAGAAGGCAACACGCAATCACGTGCTCCTCTGCCTCTGCGTTGTGGGGCGGCGAGCGGTCGTTGTTATGGGATGTCATGTAGGTTGGAGAGATTGTCTGGCAGGCGGCCGGCCTTCTTCTGCTCTGGCATGCGGCGCTGCTTCCACGTGCGGACTGCGGCCTTCCAAGACTTCATCTTGGCCTTGCCCATCATCCACCCGCGAGCTTCATAGAATGAGCAAAACGCCTCGCCGTCAACCGTGAAGTTGATGGTCTTTGCATATTCCTCGACATCCTGCGGAGCGGGCGGCTGGAAAGCGCGGGAGCGCTCTACCAGCTTCCGCTCGAGCTCCTCAACCCTGCCGCACAGGTAGAGTATGGCGGACGTGAGGTAGAAGTTGGTGTTGCGCTCGCCGCGCTGGAGCCTCATCCACTCGTGCATTTTGCGAATGGACTCCTCTCCGATGTTCTCGCTCATTTCAGGTGGTTGAGGAATGGTGTCCATGTTGGGTGTTTGATTTCAATGTAGATGGCTGTTTCCGCAACCGGCGCGGGACTGGACGGCTCCTTGAGCAGCTTGTATCCAATCTCGTGGTTGAACTTGTGACCCTTCCGCGAATTGCAAGTAATGCAAGAGCAAACCATGTTTTCCCACGTGTCCTCGCCGCCATGGTGCTGCGGAATCACGTGGTCAATGTTCAGCTCGTCCATCGGGAAGAACCTGTGGCAGTACTGGCACTGGCCCCCGTCGCGACGCTTGATGGCCCCCTTGGAAAGCGCAACCACGCGCACGCGCGACTTGTTGTAGTTGCGCGATATGATGACGCGGGGAGCGCGAATCTTGAGGAACGCCGTGGAAACGAACTCGTCTATGCCGGGGCGCACAGGAAGGCGCACCCATTCGTCCCAGTCAACCGGGTTGGCGTAGAACAGGGTGCCGTCTGCGTTTAGCTCGACATCCATGCCGCGAAAAGGCGGTAGCCATCCGTCTTCGGGCCTTCCGCTTGTCATGTCCTCGATTGCGCGCTTGACCGACTTCGCGGCGCTGATGGCCTGCCAGTTGGCATTCAGAACAAGCACGGGCCTGTTCAGTATGTTTGCGATGCTCATCTTAGTTGCGTTTCGTTGACATCCTTGTACCCGCCCGGCGGCGATTGCAAGAACAAAGTGGCGGTGAGTTGTGTTCCTGCCACACAACCGGGGCTAGCCGGTCCAAGGGTTTAGCAAACCCCGGCAGCGCCTCGGCTGCTTAACTCACCATGGCGGAAGCAAATGGAGTTGCGCCATTGCCCTTGCGGGCACTCCGGGTTTCGAGGCCGGTTGAGGAACTGCCCTCAGTTGCTTCCAAAGTGGCGGAGGGAGGAGTAATCGAAACCCACCCGGTTGACCGGGCGTACGCCTTTCCAGAGCGCCCTGCTCCCTGAGCAGTTCACCCTCCGTGGCGGAGACGCGAGAAGTCGAATCCCAACGCTTGCGCGTCACTGGGTTTTCAAGGCCCGTTCCAGCCCTGCTGGATTGCGTCTCCAAAGTGGTGGACCAAGCGGGCACCGCCCCCGCGTCTTGGGCCCGAAGGACCAATCGAATCTGTATTTGGCCCGAAGTGGCTTTCTCGACAGGACTCGAACCTGCATGCGCACGGTTTAGGAAACCGGGGCCTATCCCTTAGGCTACGAGAAAGTGGCGCTCCATGAAGGAATCTAACCCTCATCATGCGTTCCGAAGACGCAGGCCCTATACATTGGACGAATGGAGCAAATGGTGCCGCGTGCAGGAGTTGCACCCGCATTGCTTGGCTTAGAAGACCAGCGCCTGTCTGCTTGGCTGAACGCGACAAAGTGATTGTCTCCATTTCCTTGACGCCTCTGTAGACGCTTTTCTACACAGTTCGCAACGGCATTTGTAATATCGGTATCTGTGTCAAGCAAATGGCGCAAGACCCCAGACTTGAACTGGGACTAAACCTCCTTCGCGGGGAGACTGACTATCCATTGCCGAGTCTTGCAAAGTGGTCAGGAGGGAGAGGCTCGAACTCTCTACCGGAGCTTCACAGGCTCCTGTGTTTGCCGGTTACACTACTGCTCCTGATGGAGTTCCGCGCCGGAATCGAACCGACTATCTGCTGCTTACAAGGCAGCCGCATCGCCAGCAATGCTTGCAGAACAAAATGGAGGTCCGTCTCGGTAACGCTCCGAGTATTCAGCTTTACGAAAGCCGCGTGTATCTCTCAACACTTACAGACCAAAGTGGTAGTCCCGGCTGGACTTGAACCAGCACACGGCACCAATCTAGTGCGCCCAGTTTATAAAACTAGCGGTGCTAACATTACACCACGGGACCGTGGTCGCCAACCCCGGACTTGCACCGGGACGCCTTTCGGCAGGGCGTTTTGAGTGCCCCGTGTCTGCTATTCCATCCAGTTGGCGAAATGGTAGCCGCACCCGGTAACGCTCCGGGGTTCCTGCCTTGAGAGGGCAGCGTACTGACTTCTATACGATGCGGCCATGAAGTGGTAGCCCAACCGGGTGCTGCCCCCGGTACTCCGCGTTGAAAGCGCAGTGACTTAGCTGGTTGTCGATTGGGCCATGAAATTGGTAGGCGCGGAGGGACTTGCACCCCCAAGGCTGTCTGCTTCTAAGGCAGAATACTCTGCTATTCGTAGTTAACCACGCGCCCATGGAGCCTGAGGCGGGACTTGCACCCGCTGCATTGTCCTTACCAAGGACACGTTCAGCTATATGAACTTCACAGGCAAATTGGTGGCTGGTCCGGGTGCTGCCCCCGATTCACTGGGCTTATGAAACCCTGTGGATTGCTGAATCACCGGCCAAAGAACCCAGCCAAGATGAAGGTCCCGAACACACACTGTGAGTTTACGGCATCTTGACTGGAAGGTGGTGGAAGCGGAGGCAGTCGCAGCCTCACGAAATCCGGGTAAGAGCCGGGTGCCCGTCTACTGTGGCTTCGCTTCCAAAAATTTTTCCAGTGGACGTAGCCGCGTTTCTGTTGACCGCATTCATTTGTCTAAGCCCCAACCCGACATCGCAGGACAACACTCATCCTCAGTCTGTTTGGGTTGCTGCTACCATGAGGTCATAGCGGACTTGAACCAAAGAACAAGCCCTGCCTCGGTGTGTTGCGCAGACGCGAACTTCCTCCATTCGCAATTTGCGAACAGCGAATGCGCTCCTGCTGGAAATTGGCTGGCCGCGCAAAAATACGGGGCCGTTGCTCCTTGTACTCATGGTACGCGAGACTAAAATGGCCGCCCCCCTTGGTTACGCTCCAAGACTAACGGGTTCAGAATCCGTGGTGCTACTACTACACCAGAGGGCGGAAATTGGCAGACCATCTTGGTGCTGACCCAAGACCTTCGAGTTCAAAGCTCGACGTGCAGTGCCGCTACACCAATGGTCCATAAAATGGTCGGAGCCGCGAGAGTCGAACTCGCCTCGTCTTGTTCCCGAAACAAGTGCCTCAACCGCTAGGCTAGGCTCCGATGGTCCCCGCTGCTGGTGTCGCGCCAGCCGCCTTCTGCATGTCAGGCAGACGCTCTAACTGCTGAGCTAAGCGGGGCTGGAGGGACGGATTGGGATTGAACCAATGACCATTCGATTAACAATCGAACGCTCTACCGCTGAGCTACCGACCCGAAGTGGCTGTAGAGGATAGAATCGAACTATCAACGACGTTGTTTAACAGACAACCGGCTAGCCATTTGCCTTCTCTACAATAAAGACTTTGCTCTATAAATTCTAGAACGCTCTGCGTTTGCTGCGCGACACCTTTCGCACCTGCATCCGTTTTGATAACACCTTATTTTGCCATGTGTTGCCCGGCATTGTCCGTTCTTGTGCAAGGTTTTATCTATATGGCAACTAATCCATGTTTCAGTACACACCAGATATACGCAGTCAACAATAAAGTGGTGCGCAATGAGGGACTCGAACCCCCGATGAACAGTGTGTAGGACTGTCGAATTAGCCGCTATTCTAATCGCGCATAAATGGCGAGGCTACGGGGAATCGAACCCCGGACTGCGCATGGACAGTGCGCTGTAGTTACCACTACTCCATAGCCCCATAAAGTGGTCCACCCGCCCGGATTTGAACCGAGACAATTCCGCCCCAAACGGAACGTGCAACCAGATAACACTTCGGATGGATAAATGGGCACAACGACTCGATTTTCGCTACTTTGGCATTTCGGTACTTTTCACTGCGTTGGCCCAAATGGGTGCTGGGGCACGGGTCGAACGTGCTTCGACAAGGGTATGAGCCTTGCCGGCTTCCGAAGCTCCCGGCATAAAGTGGTGGGCTAGGCTGGTAACGCTCCAGCGTCTCGTGTTCTTCAGACACGCGCTAATCTATCTCAGCTACACGCCCAGAAAGTTAAAGGGCGGCGGAGTGGGCCGCTCGCCCTGTTGATTTGCTAGTTCTTACGCCGCGCCGGAAGAAGGATCATCCAGAACGCGACGTACGCTGTGACTGCTATCTCTAACATAAATTGGCAGAGCCGGAGAGTATTGCGCTCCCATAACAGGATTTGGAGTTCTGCTTGGCGACTTCGCCACGGCCCTATCGACAGACCATGCTAATCGTCATTTGATTAGCTATGTCTATTTCAAAAGTTATTACCGCTCCCGGTGGTTCAAAGAAACGCACAGGGAACTACGCACATATCAAGGTAAACAGGCTCAAGAACAAGCAACGGCTTGTTGCTCTATTTGGCGGCGAGCGCAGTGCTTGTGGCTACAAAACCTGCATATCTGCACTTCACTTTCACCACCGCGACCCACAACAAAGGTCACTTGGCATCCCTACCAAGGGTCATGGCCAGAACTTTGAGGCTCTTTTAGAAGAAGCCAAGAAGCGTGTTTTGGTTTGCTCGAACTGCCATCACGAAATCCGTGAAGGAATTGTCGTGGTGTAAATGGTTGTCCCGGTCGGTTTCGCACCGACGACCTACCGCTTATCAAGCGGGCGCTCTGACTATCTGAGCTACGAGACAATGAAGTGGTCCAGTCGAAAGGACTTGCACCTATGTAGCCCGCTGGGGCAATGCGTTTACAGCGCACTCCAATTGCTGCTCTGGCACGACTGGAAAAAGGGGGTCCAGACCTGTTCTTTCAGGTGCCCCCGAGGGGAGCGGGCGGCAGTGCCCGCAGGACCAAATGGAGTGCGCGACAGGACTTGCACCTGCTTGGGCCAGCTTGGAAGGATGGTGCTCAGCTATATGAGCCACGCGCACGAAATTGGTGGACCAAGGGGGAGTCGAACCCGCCAGCATTCTCCGTGCAAAGGAGGCGCATTACCAACAATGCTTTTGGCCCATGTTCAGGTGTCGGTCTCTCCCGGCTGTCGCACAACTTTCGTGAGCACCATGTAAGAAAAACTGCTGCGCTTTTCTTACAAGACTGAGTGGCATTGTGTCGCCTATAGCTGGAGCAGGGAGTATACTATCCGCTATACGAACTGAGATTTTACCCCAGTGCAGGATTCGAGCCTGCGCCTCTCCCCAGGTGAAGGTTGCAGTTGAATACCAAACTGGCAACTAAGTGGACGCGACTCCGGGTAACGCTCCCGGCTTCACTGCTTTGCGGGCAGGCCCATGCGCTTGCTTGGTCAGTCGCGATAAATTGGTGGGTCGCCTCGGTACTGCCCCGAGTTCTCAAGGGTAAAAGCCTAGCGCATCGCTTGAAATGCTTGCGACCCGAAATTGGTGCCCCAGCAGAGATTCGCACTCTGGTATCATCGTTGGCAACGACGTATGTTTACTCCTACATCACTGAGGCGTGTTGAGGACAAGGCCATACCCCGCAGGGTTCCGCTCACTGTCCTCTACAACTAAAATGAACATCGCTTCAGACCCTCTCGCCACTTGGCGGATTGGTTCTGCGGAAAGCCTTTCCCGAGTCAGGTTGATGGTGGCTCAACCCTGAAGGCCATCTTGAACTGGGACCACAGAAACACGCGGTGGCCGGGGCCGTCAAGCATTTATGCAAACTTTTTCAAAAAATCTCTTCTAGCCTGATGGCAAAGCTGGTCACACCGCTCGTTTCCGACGACCCCAGAATGCCCCTTAATGATTTGATAATCAACAACATGAATGTCCATCAGGTCGAGAATCTGGTTGACCAAATCTTGGTGCTTTCTTTTGTGCGACTTCACCCTGCCGGCTCGCAACAGAAATACGTTGTTCATGGAATCGGTGACTATCGTGACCCTACACGGCCGCTTTAGGGCCTTCATCCCCTCGATCATGGCGATATACTCGGCGCGATTGTTGGTCGAGCTCTCCTCGACGCCGCACCCCTCCTTTTGGTGCTTGCCATACACCAACACATACGCCCACGACCCAAGGCCGGGATTTGGATCGCACCCACCATCTGTGTAGATTGTGACATGTGGCATGTTCGCTTTGCTGGTTTCCATCCGCGTCATTGATAGATTTCTGCGGCAAATGGCAACACTATTATTGGCTAAGCTTCAACTTTCTACATAATACAGGCCCGCGCAAAGCGGGCCGGCACAAGCCCCAAGACCGAGGGATGTCGTTAAGGCTGGAAACGGCTGGGCACACTCCACCCCTGCGGAGGGATGGAGATGGTTTGAAGAAATGTCCTCAAGTGTGGTATCCGTATGGTATACAACACCCCACAGAACGCGCTGGCTTAGCTCGATAACCGCGTCGCAGAAATCTGCATCTGTGGGTCCCACCGGGGTTGCTGTCCCCCTAGCTACTTTAACGCTGTTTGGGTCTCCGTTCAGCGTCCAGATTATTTCAGGTGGCTGGCTTGTTTAAGGCGGCCCCGCGCTCGGCACCTGCTTCGCGCCGCTTTCTCTGGCGTTCGCGTTTACGATTTTGCCGATGGAGCGAGAAAGCCTGTGCTCCTTTTGCACACGATTGGCGCGCGCCGGGCGCGCTGTCAAGCTTTGTTTAACAGGTCAACTGTTGACTAAGCGCTCTTTCTCGAAGTATTTTCTCCGTTTCTCGTTGGTGGCGAAGGCACTCCGGTTCTGGCATGATCCTTTCTCCGGGCCGCGCAATCCACAGCCCGTCCTTTCCACGGATGCCGCGTTTGAATCGCCGCATTCCTGATGCCATCCGCCCATGCTCGGGCGCCAGCCAACCATCTGTTGGGTTCGGCAGTTTCTGTCTGTAGTTCATATGAAGGGCGTCTGGAGCGGTGGTAGTTGCCCGTCCCTCCACCGCCACGGATGAAACTTTCGAGGGTTCTTTATGGTTTCCCCGGAGCGGGGCCGTGTTTTTCCAGACTGGCCGCAGTGTGCCTGCAGCGCGCTGGGCAGTCAAACGAAACTTTTTTCTTGCACGCGCGGGCGGATGTGTTACGTATGTCAGGCATGAAATCACAAGTATCCGAAGGACACCCGGAATCAGGCGCTCATGATGCAGGGTACCAGCCGTCACTCAAGATCACGCGCCGGCCGCTCGCAGGTTGGCTGTATGTGATCCTGTTCACCGCCCCAAACGCTGGCGTGGTGGTCAACGTCATTACGACTGGTGAAGACGCCCCACCAACAGACTTCACCCCGTCTCTTGGGGTGTATCGCCACGACTTCAACGAGGAAGAGTTCATCCCGTTCAAGGGAACCATCTGCCTCACCAACTAACATGGCACTCCAGAAAAAGAAGTACCGTTGCTCTGGCAACCGCTCGCGCGGTGGCGCGAAGGGCGTGTGCGTGGTCACTGACAGCGCGACCAACGGCAAGGCTAAAAAGGACTACTCCATTGGCGTGCGTCAGTACCATGGCGCAGACCGGATGGACGGGGTTTCTGAGAAGCTTCACAAGCAAATCGAGCGCAAGCTCAAGTTCGGATAATGAGCACCGGCTCGTGGCCGTCATACGCGGCGGCACTGCGCATGGCCAAGCAAGCCAGCAATTCCGGGTGGCTGCTCAAGCTTGAGCCCCACGGCGGAGGGTGGCAATGGACGTGGGCGCACAGGGACGTTGGCCCGACACTTGTCGGGCAATGCAGCTCACCAGTTAAGGCAGTGGCACTCGTGTGCGCCCTCGTTGGTGCGCCCGTTTTCCGTTGACAGCAAAAACCAACACTACACAAAGGCAGGTCTTATGAGGAATAACCAACGCTCGCGTGATTTTGCAGAACGCATTGAAGCAGTCAGGCAGTATATGGAGGGCAACCCGGAGCATGGAAGGTGCCGCATCGCCAAGGCGCTCGGCATTTCGCAAGGTGCCGTACAGCGCGCAATGCTGGTGATCAGCGGCAAGAAAAAGTCGGCGTCAGCGCCGGATGGCGGCTTGGTCCCGCCGGGGAACGGAGAGCAGTTTGCGCACGAGGAGACGGACACTGGTGCCGTGCTCTCGTCGCGCTCGGCAACCATCCGCAGCAAGGACCAGCTGCTTGAGGCGGCGAAGGTTGACCTCACGATTTGGGAGGTCGAGAAGTACCGCGTCAACAGGTGGGAGGTTGTGATGCGGGAGCCTGCAACGACCGTTGGTGGTGCCGGACGCGACGCCGTGATCTCCACGTCCAACAGTGGCGCCAAGTCAACGCTATGGACACGCGCCAGCAGCCAGCCGGTGCGCGAAGAGCTGTGGAAGGTCGACGTTTGGCTGCGTCGCAAGAACCCAAAGGTCGTTGCCACGGAGTCACTCATACGGCGGCTTGAGAAAAGCGCGCCAGCGCTCTATGTCCCGGCCATCCGCAGGCGGCGGCTGTCGAGCCGGCGCGCCCTTGAGGTCTGCATCATGGACCCGCACGTTGGCCTGCTGTGCGAAAAGCCGGAGGCCGACGCGGCGTGGGGCATCGACATTGCCGAAGCGGCCATCATGGGCTCCATTCACGACCTCGTGGACAAGGCCAATCGCTTTGGCCCGTTCGAGCAGGTCTTTCTCCCGTTCGGAAACGACTTTGTGCATTCCGACAACGTGTTCCACACCACGACCGCTGGCACCGGGCAGCCCGAATCGGTGGCATGGCACCACGTCTATGAGCGCGCCGAGAATATTGCCATCAGGATGATTGACGACCTGCGCGCGGTGGCCAAGGAGGTCTTCGTCTACGAAGTGCCCGGCAACCACAGCCGCATGTGCGACTTCACGCTCGCCCACACGCTGAGGGCCTACTATCGCAAGGACAAAAACGTGCATGTGGACGCGTCGTCGTCGCCCTACAAGTTCCATCGGTACGGAGCCACGCTCATCGGCTACGAGCACGGACACTCTGTGAGCCCGATCCGTCTGGCCGCCCTCATGGCCAACGAGCGCGGGCGCGACTTTTCAGAGTGCCACTACCGCGAGTGGCACCTTGGCGACCAACACCGCAAGGGCAGCAGCAATCCGGCCGCCTTTGAAGAACAGGGCGTCAGCGTGGAGTTCATCCCCGGTCTCACTGCCCCCAATGAGTGGCACCGCCTCAAGGGGTTCAACCACCAGAAGCGCGGGGCGATGGCGTGGGTATACGACTACGAGACCGGCCCAATCTGCCGCCTGCAGCACAATCTGTTTGGGAGGTAATCACCATGCTAACACAAATCCTGTCACAGCTCACGCTGCTCGCCCTCGCGTTTTGCCAGAACGCGGCGTTTCAAGATGCTGGTGACTTCAAATATGACGCTGGAGCTGTTCCCCGCCCGCTGTATCGGAACGGTCGCCGGCTCGGTATTTGGGGTCAGGGTATCAATGTGGATTGAGCGCGCCCTCGGCGCTGAGTCCGATTCTCACATCGTCAAAAAGACATGAACATCCCAGAGATGATTGCCAAGCACGGTATCAGGCCACACGGAGTGATCCAAGTGGGCTCGCACTGGGGTGAGGAGCACCCCGTATGGGTCGGGCTAAACATGCAGCACATTGTGCACTTTGAGCCGCTGGAGTCCAACTGCGCAAAGCTCAAGGAGCTGCACCCCGATGCCGTGCTCTACCCAATTGCGCTTGGAAGCAAGAACCACAGGGCGGAAATGCACACGGAAACAGTCAACGGCGGACAGTCGTGCTCGCTTCTGGGGCCAAAGACGCACCTAGACATCTTGCCGTGGATAGAGTTCACCGGCAAGGAGGGCGTCAGCGTGTGCCGGCTGGACGATGTCGGCCTGCCTGACAACTATAACATCATCTACATGGACGTTCAGGGCTACGAGCTCGAAGTGCTGCGCGGTGCCAGCAAGAGGCTGCGCGCGATCGACGCCATCTTCACTGAGGTCAACCGTGACGAGGTCTTTGAGGGCTGCGCCAAGATCGAGGAAATCGACTCATTCTTGGCCGGCCATGGGTTTCGGCGCGTGGAGACAGACTGGCATGGTGGTCAATTTGGAGACGCCCTGTATGTCCGATGAAGTAGACCTGTTCGGCGCGCCCATCAAGCCGGAGCGCAAGGCGGCGCGCGCAAGGCCAGCCGCCGCCGCTGGCAAGCAAGGCGGAACTGTCTGCCATCGGCCTTACGTGATCGTAAAGACGGGGCGATGCTCGGCCATGGTGGTCCACCTAGACCACGCAAAACTATTCCGCTAGTGCGGAGCGACGCCTTCTGTGATGCTTGTTGAGCTGAGACAGCCTGCCCTGCTTTCGCGCCTTGGCCGGCGCGCGCTTGGCGCTCGCCAGCTGGTCGAGAATGTCCTGTACGACGTCGATGGAGGCTGGTTTTGGCTTCTGTGGCTTCATTGTTCCATTAGGTTGGCTACTATGCTGTGAGCATGCAAGAAAAATCTTGCGACCAAGGTCGAACGCACGCACGATTTTCATATGAGCAAGGTCAAAATCATTGGAACCAACGCCATCATGGTCTACGGAAGCGACTTCGATGCCGTTGGGCGCAAGGCCGCAGCGTACATCCGCAAGGGCTATGACCCGTTCTCTGACGAATACACTCTATGGCAACACAAAACAACAGGCAATCAGGTTCAGGTGCGAGCGGTGACGCTCGTGCTGGTGTAAACATGAACAACCCACAGCATTTCTCCGGCATGCAGCACGTGGAGCGCGGGCCGGTAGAGCCCGGTGACTACTACTCCTTCGAGAGCGAGTGCGGCGGACGCGAGCTTGAGCTGATACCGGACGCGTATCATGGTGCTCCGGTTTGGCTGCTGAACGGCATCGGTTTTTGCGTGTACCGCAAGGTGCCGGTGGCCAAGCAGGGTGGCGCGGGCGTGACGGCACAGGGGAACCCGGTGCCCAGCCTGTCGGACCCGCAGTCGCGCAAGCGCATTCCGGTGGCCAGCGGGGTAATCGACTACTTCCCTGACGCCATCATGGAGGTCGCCAACGTCAGCTTTGTTGGCAATGAGCAGCATCACCCGGGGCAACCGCTACACTGGGACCGCTCCAAGAGCACAGACGAGGCCGACGCCCTGATGCGCCACTTTGTGCAGCGCGGAACCCGGGATGCGGATGGCCTGCGCCACACGGCCAAGGTGGCGTGGCGCGCCCTCGCCCTCTTGCAAAAGGAGATCGAGGCATCCCGTGTCAATCGGCCAACCGGAGGCCACCAATGAAGGTTGTGACCAAGCTTCACCATGTCCCGATATACGACCTGCGCCTGCTGGTCGGCGTATATCACAAGCCCGAGGCCATTAATGCGCGGTTGAGGCCGATGTTCGGCGAGATCGACGTCGGCGTCAACATTGCCTCGTGCCTGTGGCGCAACGCCAACTTCGGCCTCGTGTTCCAGCGCGACGAGCTCTGCCACGAGGTCATCGGCCACGAGGTCTTTCATGCCACCCACCGCATGCTGCGGTACATCGGGGCCAAGTTCAAGCGCGGCAGCAACGAGCCACACGCCTACCTGTGCGGCTATCTGACGCAGCTTGTCTATTCCGACATGTCCGCATGGGGGGAAACCGTGCTGCCCATGAACGGATTCAAGCTGCGCGGGTACCCAAGGCCGGACAGGCACAACGATGAATGAAGGCGGCCCCACACCAGCCATCGACGCCATCAACGCCGCCGCCCGCGCCGAGCTGCGCGCCCGACAGCGAGCCCAAGGCAAGGGGTCAGCGCGAAGGCAGTCGTCAAACCACGAAGCCTATGCCGCAGGGTGGGAGCGCATTTACGGCCGCAAGAAGCGTGTTCGCGCTAGTCACTGGCCGTGATTTTGCGCGCTCCATTCTTTGGGCGAGGGCCCAGTCCCCGAACCGCATAGACGAAGCCATGCAATCAAGGAAGCACAAGCCATGAGCAACACAGAAGCCAACAAGATTACCAGTCTGGACGTTCACCCGCCAATCCAAGGGATACAGGTGCCAGCCGCCGCCTTCGCCACCTTTACGCCCGGTGGCGCAGAAATCATGCGCATCGACAAGGATGGCATGGTATACATGGGCAAGCGCATTGACGATGCCGGTGAGGCGCACCGCGCGTTCATAGACGCCATGGGGCGACTGGGGGCACGCGGCCGTGGGTAACGCGTGGCAGTCGTACGACAGCAAGGGCAAAGGCACAGGCAACAATCCCGTCGTGCCAGAGCCCGGGGCGCATGGGCTTTTTCTGCTTGCAATCGCTGTCGTGCTTGCTTTGATAGTAAGGCTTAGAAACAGAAACTAAAACAAACCAATGAGTGCGACCAAAAATAAAAGCGCAGAAAAGCGCTCTGTGAAACGATTCCGCGTTCTGCACAACGGAGCGCCGTGCAAGGTGGTTTTCGACTTTCATGAGCTTGGGTGCGTGGTGCCAGCCGGAAAGGCGTGTGTCGATGCAGTGTTCAAGACCAAGATTAGGGCCGACCACGCCATCGCCCGCACGTATGCGGCAAAGGCGAAGGCCGATGCGTGCTACTTCCCGGACTTCCGGGGGTTCGACCCGCTGCGCTTTGATCTCGGTGGGCTGAGCGTCGAGGAGTTCATGATGGATATAGCCGCGGGGGACGAGGAATGAGCACGGTTCACAGGATCACGCCCGATGCGATTGCCGACGCGGCGATCCGCTGGTTTTTCTGGGCGATAGCCAATTTGGTCTTGCAATAGCCCCAAGCGGTTGTTCTTAGTGTGAGCCATGAACTCCAAAAACAGAATCTTCGCGTGGCACTGGGCCAAGAGCAGCCTGCGCACGCAACACAGCAATGAGCGCATCGTCGCTGGAAAGACACTCAAGGGAAACCGGCCACTGGAACTGTGCGATGTTGGCCTTAACGCAAGCCTGTGCCCGCTGCGCGCGCTTACCTACGCCGCCGGCCCAATGCTCTGCCGGGTGCAGTTGTCCGGCGACATTTTGTGCGGCGCTGACAAGCTCTGCGCATCGCGCCATAAGGTGCTGTGGATCGCAGATGCGGACGGGATGCTGAACGAGTTCGCGTGCCGGTGCGCAGAGCGTGCGCTACGGGCGGCGAATGTTAAAGACCCGCGAGGTTTGCGTGCCATCGAGGCAAAACGGCTCTGGATGGGTTGCAAAACCACATGTGCGGAATTGGATGCCGCTCGGGGCTCCGCAAGGTCTGCCTCAATAGCATCTCCAGACCCAGGGATTTCCGCCGCGCTTAGTTCCGCGAGTGATGCCGCGCTTTCCGCTTCTTGGGAAGCCGCTTGCGATGCGGCGAGCACCGCGGCGCGAGCCGCCGGGAGTATTGCATGGGATGCGGTTGATGCCGAGGGGGGTGGCCCGTTTGATGCGGCGAGGGACGCGCTTAGTGCCGCGATGGCCGCCGAAGCCGACTGGCAGCGCGAGACGCTTTTGACACTTATCCGGCGGCTTCCCGAATACAAAAAGGACTAAAAAACAACATGAAAACCACCACCCAAGAGGCTACCCGCCCCAAAAACTCCGCGTCGTCTCCCTGACTTGCGAAGACTGCCGCACCCCGAACAAGGAGGCCGCACCAATGACTGACCAACTACGCCAACCCATCGATGCCTTCCGCGAAAACTGTGCAGCGGCAGAACGCGCGTTCAACGCCAGCCTGAGCGCAGGCGCAATGCCGCTCTCTGTGGCCGCTGGAGGACAGCAAATGAGCCCCTCCAGGTGCTGCCGCGCTCCCGCCCGCGTATCCTCGTCAGACGAGGGCACCTGCTACTACGTCTGCGAAAAGTGCAACCAAGCCTGCGATCTTATCACCATGACCAACGAACAACAGCCCGACCCCGCGCTGGAGGCGGCGAAGGAGATTTTCCACTGGCCGGACAACCGCATGGACATGCTGCCAACGTCGGCTGACATGGCCGCGATCATCCGCCGCCACTTCCCCGCGCCCGAGACGATGGAACTGGTGCGGGAGGCGCTGGAGGTGGTTGGGGCGCAGGCTTACCACTGCATCCCTGTCCACGCATACGGAGACAACGAAGCGGCTAGCGAGATGTCACGGCGTTTGGCGACTATTGCGGAACAGGTGGACCACGCCATCCGCGCCCTTGAGAACTTAGAGGAGGGGCCGAAGCCATGACCGCCCCCACCTTCCCCCACGCCGCTTGCCTCGCGCTCCTCGCCGCCAAGGGCATCCAGGTGAAGATGGGGATCAAACAATGAAAGCTACACTAGAGTTCAGCCTTCCAGAGGAGCGCGACGAGTACATCTTCGCTGTTAATTCCGGGGAAATGCATGGTGTGTTGCGCCGCCTGGATGAAGCAATGAGGGCGATGCTGAAGCACGGCTTCCCTGATGAATTACCAGACCGCACGGCCCTCGCGGAGAAGGTTCGCAGGGACATAAGCGAAGTCTTAAGGCTGGTTTCACTGCCATGAATGGGAAAGGTAGCAGACCGCGCCCAGTTGACCCAAAGAAGTGGGATGAGAGCTATGTCAGGATTTTCCGCAAACCAACCAACAAGAAAAAGAGAACGACAAAATGAAACTGACACAAGCACAGCGTTCCGCCCTTAGTGCCATTGGCAAGATGGGTGGCAAGTCTGGAACCGGCGAAGCCAAGCGCAGGACCAGGGAGCACTACATGGAGATTGGCCGCATTGGGGGGCTGGCCCGTGCCAAGCGTGCCGCAGAAGCGGCCAAGGCAGCCAAATAAGCCGCCCTAATAGGTGCGTAGTCCCGACGCGGACAACTTGACCACGGCAATCAAACAGGCACCTTGCCTGCATGAAAGCTGAAGCCAGCAATACAAATAACCTGAAAACCCAAATACCATGTGCCAGTTTAAATCAGCAATTGTAGTCCGCGAACCCCGCAACAAGGGGGGCTTTGCTTTGATTCACAGCCACACCACCGATAGTCACTCAGAGCTGATCGCCGCCAACGAATTGCGCGATGATGGGCGGCTTCGCTTTGCGCGGGTGGAGTATTCTCCCGAGGACGCCAGCAAGGCACACCTGCTGGACACCTACAGCCTGCGCATTGATGAGGGACGCACCCCGGAATGGTTTGACAGGGACATGAAGCAGGCGGTCGCAGCCAAGCTGGCAGAAGTCGTCAAGGCAATGATCGTGCCCAGGTCGGGCATGACGCTGCTTGGTGGGGCATGGATCGTGCCCCCCGACTGCGAGGTTTCGGTTGGGCCGATGACTCGGATTGTGGCCAACTATGGCAAGGTCGCCGACAACCATGGCACGGTCACCGACAACCATGGCACGGTCACCGAAAACCATGGCACGGTCGCCAGCAACCATGGCACGGTCGCCCGCAACCATGGCACGGTCGCCGACAACCACGGCACGGTCGCCCGCAACGGTGGCACGGTCGCCCGCAACGATGGCACGGTCACCTACAACCACGGCACGGTCACCTACAACCGTGGCGACGTTGCCTACAACCACGGCACGGTCACCGACAACGATGGCGCGGTCATGGACAACTATGGCGCGGTCGCCTACAACTCTGGCACTGTCACCGACAACGATGGCACGGTCACCGACAACCATGGCACAATCACCCGCAACCGCGGCACGGTCACGGACAACTATGGCGCGGTTGTCCAAAACCTAAAGGACTACGGCAAAGGTGTCATCGTGTCGGGCAAACAGGCTCTCAAGTAACAACCTGAATTTTCAGAAAACCCAAATACCATGTGCCAGTTTAAATCAGCAATTGTAGTCCGCGAACCCCGCAACAAGGGGGGCTTTGCTTTGATTCACAGCCACACCACCGATAGTCACTCAGAGCTGATCGCCGCCAACG